TTATCGGACAACAAGCAAATCTGCAAATCTCGTAGTGTATCGAGGCGACAGCATTTCACGCTTCATCTGCCACTGCTGCTGTATACCCTGCCCGGCAAAATAGAGCGTGCCCTTTCCGTCCTTTGCATTCAGGTGATCCAGCACTTCCATCAACTTTTCACTTCCGGCACGCGGAGCGCTGTCGTCGAACAGGTTGAGTTGGGCCACGCCCTGGCTGAAGAAGTCACCCAGCATGACGCCCGCTTTCTGGTACCGGTGACCGTCCTTCCATATTTTGTCCAGACACTTTACCGCGGCGTTGATGATGTCTCTGCTGTCCTGAGTTGGCGTGAGCAGCCTTACCGATGCGCTGTTTCCGTAATACGGCTCATTAAGGGCAAATGGAGAGGTCTTGACGAAAGCGGAGATAAAGCGGCAATACTGGTGCTCGCCGCGCAGCTTCTCTGCTCCACGGGCCGCATAGCTGCAAATCGCCTGCCGCATTTGCTCATAATCAGTAATGCGTTCGCCAAACGATCGGCTGCATACGATTTCCTGCTTTACCGGGGCGAACTCCTCCAGATCCAGACATGGCTCGCCGCGCAGCTCCCGGACGGTTCGCTCCAGCACAACGTTAAAGTGTTTTCGGATAATCCACGTACTCTGCTCTGAAAGGTCCAGTGCGGTTTTGATGCCCATAGCGTTCAGCTTCTTGCTGATGCGCCGACCAACGCCCCAGACATCCTCTACAGGAACCAGTGCCAGTAGTCTTCGCTGCCGGTCGATGTTTGAGAGATCGACCACACCGCCCGTCTGCCGCTGCCATTTTTTAGCAGCATGGTTAGCCAGCTTAGCCAGCGTCTTGGTCTGGGCTATTCCGACGCCGACTGTAAGATGTGTCCGCTGTAAAATCGTCGCGCGGATCTCTTTACCAAATTCAGTCAGGTCACGGCAGTTTCTTACGCCAGTCAGATCGCAGAATGCTTCGTCTATGCTGTAAATTTCCACGCGCGGGCTCATTTCTTCCAACGTTGTCATTACCCGGCTGGACATGTCTGCATACAGCTCGTAGTTGCTGCTGAAGCAAACAACACCAGCGCGCCGGAACAATTCCTTCTGCTTGAAGAACGGCTCACCCATCGCTATCCCGACTGCCTTTGCTTCTGCGCTACGTGCGATTACGCAACCGTCATTATTCGACAGAACAACCACAGGCCGACCGCGCAGGTCTGGCCTGAACACCGTCTCGCAACTGGCATAGAATGAGTTCACATCGACCAGGGCAAACATCACATCACCGGATTGTCGTCTGTGAACGCCGCAGCGCCATTGATAAAAAAGGTCACAACTCCCATGACATCGACTTCATCTAAAGCATCACCTTCTATGCATTCACCGTCTTCGGTGATGAGCGAACCGCCCATAACGACCGCGAATTGTTGTTGGCCGAACGCATGCACCAGCACGCGCGTTCCGTTGGAGGGAACAAGATCCGGTTGAAAAAGCGCATATCCACCTGTCGTTTCAACCAGGCATGAGTAGCGGTTAACCCCACATAACTGTTCAAGCCTGTATCGCTGAGCTTTTGCCTCCATGGCTATCTCCCAAAACAACTGTATTTATGTACAGTATCGTCAAATATGAGAGTCGATCAAGTTGGACAGTGATGCTAAACTTCAGACCTTTCCGAATTCACTGATTTTTATAATGTTAAAGTTATTCGCCAAGTACACATCAATAGGTGTTATCAACACGCTCATTCACTGGGTTGTGTTCGCTGTTTGCATCTACGCATTCCATACAGGTCAGGCGCTTGGTAACTTCGCCGGATTCGTTGTGGCAGTGTCGTTCAGCTTCTTTGCTAACGCTAGGTTCACGTTTAAGTCTTCGACAACCACGATGCGCTACATACTGTATGTAGGGTTTATGGGATCCTTGAGCGCAGCTGTTGGTTGGGCTGCCGATAAGTCAGGCATGGCTCCCATTGTGACCCTCATTCTCTTCTCCGCCATCAGTCTGGTGTGTGGATTTATCTATTCAAAGTTCATTGTCTTTAGGGATGCGAAATGAAAATTTCTCTGGTCGTTCCCGTCTTCAACGAAGAAGACGCGATACCTATTTTTTATAAAACGGTTCGGGAATTTGAAGGGCTTCAGCAACATGAAGTAGAGATAGTCTTCATCAATGACGGCAGTAAAGACGCGACAGAATCAATTATCAACGCGCTTGCTGTTGCCGATCCACTTGTTGTTCCACTGTCATTCACTCGTAACTTTGGGAAAGAACCAGCTCTGTTCGCCGGTCTCGACCATGCGACAGGTGAAGCGATTATCCCGATTGATGTAGACTTGCAGGATCCTATCGAAGTCATTCCGCACCTGATAGAGAAATGGCAGGCCGGAGCAGATATGGTGCTGGCTAAGCGCTCTGACCGCTCCACTGACAGTCGTCTGAAACGTAAATCTGCTGAGTGGTTCTATAAACTTCACAACAAAATCAGCAACCCTCAGATAGAAGAAAATGTCGGTGACTTCCGGCTCATGTCTCGCGAAGTAGTGGAAAACATTAAGCTCATGCCAGAGCGCAACCTTTTCATGAAGGGCGTGCTAAGTTGGGTTGGTGGCCGCACCGATGTCGTTGAATATGCCCGCGCAGAACGCGTTGCTGGGAGTACAAAATTCAACGGATGGAAATTATGGAACCTGGCACTTGAGGGTATCACCAGCTTCTCTACGTTCCCGCTGCGTATGTGGACTTACATTGGGCTGTTCGTTGCAAGTGCTGCATTCCTGTACGGCGCGTGGATGATTATCGACACTATAGCATTTGGAAATGCAGTGCGTGGGTATCCGTCTCTACTGGTATCTATACTGTTCTTGGGCGGTATTCAGCTGATTGGAATTGGCGTACTTGGTGAATACATAGGCAGGATTTATGTAGAGGTTAAAAAGAGGCCTCGATACATCCTCAAAGGAAGGAAATAAAAAGGTGCATATTTTATCTAAAAATATTGATAAAGATGAAAAAATCGTGGTGATTGCTGTTACCCTTCTTTCATTCCTTTACATACTTCCGTTTATAATTGCAAACATTTATTATGTTGATGATCTATCTAGAGCTACGACTGGTTATGTAGGGTGGGGTATTTTAGGTCGACCTCTGTCTGACGGTATTATGCTAACCATGAGTTTTAGTGATTTCCGTTTAACTGATGTTAGCCCACTTCCAATAATATTAAGCGCATTGCTTCTTTCACTCACAATATGCTTTTGTGGAAAACAAATTGATGGGAAACTTTCATATGCAAAGGCATTTATTTTCTCTCCGTTACTTATAAACCCATATTTTTTGCAAAATCTATCTTATAAATACGATAATCTTCCAATGTCTGTATCTGTTGCATTAGTAGCGTTTTCGTATATTTTTGGAGGGTTAGAAAAAACAAGGTGGTTCTTTGCGTCTGTCTCCTTGCTAATTCTGTCGCTATGCGCATATCAGACCTCTGCAAATATTTTCATTGGACTGATTGCGGCAGGTATTATTTTAGATTGCTATTACGGCAAAAACACAATTATAAATGCAACAAAGAGATCTGCCTCTTTTTTATTGGCATACATTATTTATACATTCATAGTTGCCCCGCGCTATCTAAAGACAAATCGCGGGGAAATAGTAGGAATTAATAGCGATGGAATCAAAACAATCAGTGAAAACCTATTATCTGCGGAAAAGTTAATTGAAAAACTATGTACCTCAGAAGTGGTTAAGTATTTATCACCACTGATATTAATAGCAGCGTTGGCAGTAGCCTTTTTAATAATATACGCTTCAAAAATAAAGCATAGGCCTATCATGCTTCTGACAAGCTTTGCCTTGGTTTGCTCCCCCGTCATTGCATTAATTGCAATCAGCGGCCCGCTATTTTTGCTAAAAGGTTTCGGTTTCGTTCCTCGTGTTATGACTGGGTTTTCTGGGACTTTGATATTTTTATTCTCTGCCTCATACATTGGATTGGATTTTGTTTGCAGGAAACAAAAAAAATTATCATTTTTGAAAATATACCTATTAACTCCGATTATATTTTCATTTTCCTTGTGTTATTCTTATATGAATGCAGCTAAAGCACAAAATGATTATGAGAAGTCCATAATTCAGTCAGTGTTTAGTTTTGTGAATGCCAATATTCAAAATGACGAAAATCTCCCAGTGTATATTCTTGGAGAGCCGAGATATAGCGAGATATTCAAAACAAATGCATTTAAGTTTCCTATTATATTTGACTTATATAAACGCATGTACGATTGGACTTCGTTTATGAATCTAAACATGCTTGGTATTGACAACTTGAAGTTTAGCTTTGATAGAACTGCAACAGAAAAAATGATAGACGAATACTGCAAGAGGGATATTAATTATATATTGAATAACAAAATATATAGCATATCTAAAGATAACGTAAAGTACGTTATATGGTTGAATAGCGAGAACAATAGAATTTGCAAATAGAAAGGGGGGCAAGCCCCCCCTTTTTTTCACTCAAGCATACTTAATCTTTTTTCTATTTGTTCAATCCTTGACCAGCACTCCTGAATGGATTTAACAATCGGCGGGATAAACTCATCGTAACCTAATGTCCATACATCATCACCTCCATTTATTTCCTGGTGTTGCATTCCTCCGAATTCAACCCCTAATTGGTTGCATAGATCATTAACCTCCTGCGCGATAAACCAGTGGTGGTATCGGTTTCTCTTCTTGCTCCCATCTTGGGCAATAGGTTTTTTAATGATTCTTGAGCCAATTGCTTGCGTTATAGGATCAACAAATGTCTCGGTTATTTCCTCGTAATAGTCATCACGCAAATCCCATTTGCCATCTACTGGCCTAAGTCCGTTTATAAAATCAATGCCTAAAACAGTATCCCTTACATCAGTTTTATCACGAGCGTCGGAGCGGTTCTGAACGGTACCGTAAACATAAGTAGTGCTCCCGCTGTTACCAAGCTGAACCTGATTAGATCCAGTGACTACGGCTTGGTAACCAATGCAGGTGCTGTTCTCCCAGGTATTAGCCGAGACATAATTCCCAGCAGCCTGACCTACAAAGGTGTTACCTACCCCCGTACTATTTGTGCCTGCCTGCAAACCTATGCTAACCCCACCGGATCCATTAGCTACTGCACTCTCACCCACAGCAATGCCGTATGTACCGACAGAGTTACTATTGGCGCCTACAGCTACACCGTTCTGACGTGCTACGGCATTAAACCCAATGGCGGTACCGTTAGTGTATTCAGTTACTACACCAGTACCACTATTGTAATTTCCTACTTTAGCCGTGTAACCAATAGCGGTATTGTTATTACCATAGGCATTTGCACTAGCGCCTACTGTAGTAACCCCAGTACTGCTGCGCGCAGGACCAGATCCAATGTACTGCCCGGCTTGATACCCTATAGCAGTACAGTTAGCACCACCATCGTTGAAGCCCGCGTTTGCACCTACAGCAGTAACATTACTACCCTGCAAATTCCGCTCATTCGCCTTGTGACCAATAGCAGTACAGTAGTTGCCGTTCCTGTTAAAGAAGCCAGCACGGAAGCCTAGAGCAGATAAACCTGTAGTATAAGCAGCCGTGTACCCGCACTTGTAACCAACTAGGGCGGATTCCATAGCCTTGATAGCGAACTTACCAGCGCTATATCCCAAGGTAGTGTTGCCAGAGCCTGTTAACCATTGGGATGCCATAGCACCCATCATAGCGTTCTCATCACCCGTAATTAAGGATGCGCCGGTGCGCGGACCAAATGCAACGTTATGAGCGCCTTCAGAGGAAGTTCCACCATCCCCGTTTAGCATCTGCAAGCACTGATCGTCTCCGTAACCCAGTACGTTGTATCCTCCATCCTGAGATATTTTAGGGCCATACATATCAATATAATCAGTGGCGCCGTGTGGTATTAGAACGCTAGGGGACTGCAACCCTGAGGATAGCTCAATAACCTGAACACTAGTGATTTCACCACGGAAGATACCGCTTGACGCTGTAGATATTTCAAATGGAACTATCGCTTCAGAATTAATACCATCAACTGTTCTGTCTGTTTTAAAACTATATGTCCATTCCGTTGTGCTTACTGGCTTGATTTGCTCAGTCCCAGAACCGCTTGGGCTATCTACTGGGCTAATCCAACAACCTGGAGCTCCTACAGAGTTCTCCTGCCATGGGCTTTCCGTACCAAAAAGGTTCTTATTGCCAAGTTTAAAGTTAACGATTCCTGATGCAGTTACAAGGAAGTTAACCCTAATTACGTAGGTGGTGTTTGCTTTAAGGTTAATATTGGTTGTTGCGCTTGAGACTCCAGCCGTAAGGTGACTAATTCGATCTGGTGATGAGTTGTATGTCCACCCAGATGTCAGCGTCCACTCTGAAGCGCTTCCTGAGAAGTTCGGGTTCGATATTAGTCCTGATGCACCGATGCTCGCAAAATCTCTCGATGTGAATGAATGACGACCTCGTGGAATCACTCTTTTCCCTACAAGCGTATCGGCAGGTACGTAAAATTGACCTGTTGGATATTGCGTCTTTAATGCAAGGAAAGCCGCCTTATCATCTGTCACTCCATCGCATGCGGCTCCATAATCCTTCAGTGATGGAATTTCAGACATCTTGTCATGCACAGTTCTCGCCACACCACTTTGTAACTTTGTGGCAACCAGTGCGTCTCCTTTCGCATTATCAGCGCTAGCAAGCATTGTCCGCAGAGAGGCATCACCTATTCCTACCCATGCGCCGATCCCGATGCCACCTGTAGAAGATGGGGTTGAACCTGGATCAACATGCTTAGGCAGCGCGCCATCCCAACGAAAGTATTCACCGGTTTCTTCATCCCGCAAAGCCTGATTAGGCAGAGTGATATCAGCACCGTCCTGGAAGGAGTCTGTGAGTATCCAACCATATTGAGAAATAGCTTGCTGTGCCAGCCACCGCAGGCCTTCAATGGTGTAATGCTCATTACCGAAGCGGTCGACGTAAGTATTGACCAGCGAAGTAACGAACTCGTCAATTTTCCCGGCGTTGTATTTCAGGTCAATCGGTGATTCGCTCGGGACCGGTTTCTGAGTAGGTGTGGTAGCCATATTGATTCCATAAAAAAACCCGGCGCGGTGGCCGGGTCTGGTTGGTCGGGGACGGTTCTTATTGGTAGATGGCGTCGCTGTATTCCGCGACGGTCAGAGATACCGTGTTATCTGTGTTCGGTTTGATGCTATTGACCGTCCATAGCTGACTGTCCAGTTCCTCCACGGTCGCAATGAGGTAGCGCGACGGAAGCTGCACAGTGTCTCCGTTCCATATGTTGAGCTGAATGTTAGGGATAGCCGCGGTGAATCCGTACTTTGTATCACTGCGGGCGGTGGCCGGATACCGCAGTGTCGGATTACCAAGACTGTCGGTGACAAGCACATACATGTCCCCAGTAAATGTGATCGGCTCGCTGGTATCAAAGTTATTACCGGCGCGCCCGGTGATGTAACCCTGTTGCTGGTTGCTGTCGTAGATGTCTGGCATCTGAATGACGCTGCCGACCTGGATAATGCCGTCCTCAAACACTTTGGCGTTCATCTTCACGCGCGAGTAGATCAGGCGTTTGGTTTCGCGTAATGCGCGCTCCCGGGCCTGATACTCGTTACGGAAGCCGACTATCTCCAGCTTGTTCGGGTTTTCCGCTTCCTGCTCGACGATGGCGCCGTTCAGCACGCGGTAGTTGATGTACGTCTTATTGTTCGTGGTCGGGTGGACGTAGGACACCTGTACGCCGTCGTAGCCGCCAGGAAGCGTGGCCTCGTACGTCATTTTGTACTCGTCCGTCTTCATGTTGGCCCGGTTGAATACGGCCGCCGGGTAGTCAACCTTCTGATCACGGGTAAACGTCAGCACGCCGTCGTCCCAGTACGCCACAACCGACGCCGCATTGCAGATCGCCTGCACGCGGTCGCCAAGCGAGTCGTTCTCGTCATCAAACGTGTAGTCGAAGTAACCCAGTCGCTCATCAGGAAGGCTTTCAGCAATAGAGTACAGACCGTACAGGTCAATGCTGCTGACCGGCTGCTCACCCATCACAATCCAAGTGTGCGCCACTGCATCAGCGAACGAGCGCGACGGCCTCAGGTTGTAATCCACCGTCTGCGTGTCCAGGTCGTACGTAATGGTATGGCGCGTCACCAGGGCGTTATATTTGCGCTCACGGCTCCCCAGGGCATTCTCGGTCGCCCGGACTTTTACGCGCACCAACGTGTCGGTCGGGTGAACGACGTTTGTCCTGATGTTGATGCTGTGGATCTCTTCAACCTTCAGCAGTGACGCATCGCCGGAGTTATCCGTGCGCTGGAAGCTGACCGCGTACTTCCCGAATCCTCCGGTCGGAGTGATCTTGTCGGTGCGGTAGAAAACTTCACTCGTCGACTGGTGTGGCGTCGTCTGCCGGTACGTAAACGTCTGCTGCGTGCCCGGCACCTGATTGTAGTCATCGTCAATTTTCCAGATAACCACCTTCCAGTTCGTTTCCTTTTTGCCGCCCAGGCTGGACTGGGTATGAAGCCACAACTGCGTAGACTCGACCGGGGAAAAAAACGGCCCAACCACCAGCGCCTCGTTATCGTTCAGGATGAACTTTGTGGTGTTGATCGTGGCATTAGCCGGGATGTCCTGCGGCCCCTCCAGCTGGTTCATCGTAAACGTGTACCAGCGCACCGGGTTAACAACCGCGCCATCGTTTGTTTCAACGGCGGAGATCAGCGTACCGGAGAAATTTGCGTCAGTGGTGACGCTGCCTGATGCTGTGTTGTACGTAACGTTAATGGTGAAGGTAACCGCATGCGGCAGAACCAGCCCCATGAAATAGTCGAACTCGGCTTGTTTCACGATTTTCATCGCTATCTGGCCGCCGGAATACGTTCCGCTGACCACCGTGTTTGCCGTTGCTGTTTCTATAGGGAAGTCGCTGGCTTCGTTCTGTCCGGGAACCTCCTGACCGTCAACGTCATCGAACCCGTATCCCTCGACGATCTGCGGGATAACTTCTCCTGGCTGGAAGAACTGGAATTCGGCACCAGCCAGAGAGCCCAGGCTCGATTCTGAGTAGCGCACAGACTCGTAATCGTATTTGCCGATCCCGATGCACATCCATTCAGTGACGTACTTCAGGCCGCCGTCTGTGGAAGTCTGGTGTACATATTCGAATACCGACTCCTGAATCAGATCCGGGAACGAACGAATCTGCCCGTAGATGTCCGGCTTGGCTTTATATACGCGAGCGGTATTTGTCTGACCGGTCAGGCTATTGTTGGGCGAGTCGACGGTATTACCGCCGTTGTTCGCTATAGCTGGCTTCGGCGCCAGGAACGAAAATACCTGGCCCACCACTTTAAAGATCGGACTCAGGATGTCGTCGACAATGCCCTTTGGCTGGTCGAATATCTGGATGTGGTCCAGCTCGCTCAGCTCAAACGCCAGCTCATCATCGTCACCCAGCTTTACGCCATTGCGGACAATCAGCAGGTCACGGTGGAAAGTAGCGTCATTGGCCGCCAGCCAGTCATAAAAAAGGGTGCCGTTTGGCACCCTACAACGCAGCTTAGGCGTTCCTGGAAAATTCGATATCTCAACCAGCGCCATATTCGAAAAACTCCACTTTGGTGAATGCCCGCTGAATGACCAGCAACGAGTCCATGCGCACGCTTCCGTTCTCTCCACGCGAGTGCAGCGCCTTCCGGTTCAGTACCAGGCCAACGTGTGCCGGTTGCGTGCCGCGGTACCCGACGAATATCCCGCCCTCGACCGGTTTATCGACCTTGCGCCAGAAAACGACGTCTCCCTGATAGCAGGTGAAGAAATCTTCCCCGGCTTCGTAACCCGGTGTCTGGTGCAGCTCAATGTCGAGCACATGTCGGTAATACAGCACAACCAGCCCCCAGCAATCAGTCTTTTCGAATGAGCAGGCGCGGTTAGACCACGGCACGCCTATCATCCTGCTGATAAAATCAGAGGTACTGAAGCCCCGTGTATTCGACTGGATCATATGGTTGGCCAATGTTGTTATTTAGCGGGTTTGTCATTGATAAAGTAACTGATGCGTTATCTGAAACAACATCGACAGTTTTTACAAATAATGTCCAATTCTTCATTGGCGTAGAGGTATCAACTCTATCGAAAACCTGACGAGTTGCCGTGATAGGCGACAGCCTGGAAACACCACTCCACTTCTTCATCAGCGTTTTGATATCTGAAGACAGTCGCCCAAGCTTCACCGTTGCGTCGATTACCGGAGTTCCGCTCTGCTGGCTCTCTTCGATTTCAAACCGCGCAGGCGTGTACGTCTGGCCGCCAAGCGTCTTCGGGAAGAACTGTTTGTCGACGAGGCGGACGTAACCAAAGGAGGGGTGATAGAACGTGATGGTGTTGTAACAGCCGCTAATCGGGCGCTTCTGATTATATTCACGATATGAAGGCATCAGGGAACCCTCGGAAGACTTTCTGGATCGCGTCCGTCCGGATAGCCAGTCACCACGATATCAAGCACTGAAGGCCATGGCGGCGGCAACTCAACAATTACGTCGTCAAACTCGTCATCGGCGTTGTACAGGTGGTTGGCAATAACGGTTCCCGTCCAGGTCACCACTCCGCCGTCGATACTGGTTTGCACCGGCATCTGCGTGAAGTGAAGCTCCTGCTGCTGGAGACCGCTGCCACCTAGGTTGATATTCATCCGGAACCAGTTCAGTCCCCGGTTGAGATAGTTCGGGCTGCGCAGCCACTGCTGAAAAGCTCGCTCCTCAGCCAGGGTAAAGATCCACGTCAGAGACCAGGTCACTTTCAGGTCGTCGGTAAGGTTCTGGAAGATAGCCGGGCCGACCGCTGGCTGATCGGTCTGGAACCCGGTATCGAGCGTCATGTTTTTGCTGGCCTTCTGCGCCAGCGGCAGCCAGTCGGGATAGTCGATAATTGGCATCAGCCCTGCCCCCTTGGCGTGCGTTTAACATTGAAGTTACTGGTTATACCGCTGCTGATTGGTCCGCCGTTGTTCAGGTCTGCAACAATGACATCAACGGTAAGCCCACCATTTGCATCAGTGCCAGCCTGTGCATCAACGGACGATGACGTGTAGTTCTGGATGTTGATAACTACCCCTCCGCCGCCAGCAGTCATCTCCTTGTTGCTGATCACCCTGCCATTGTCGCCCGGTATCATGTACTGCTTACCGGTACTGGCCTGGTAGATCTCCGGCATGCCGCCTTCGCCGACCTGATACATCCCACCAGCCGAGACAGGCCCGCCGTTTTTACGTTTTCCTGACAGTGCCAGGATGCCAGCCATCGCACCAAGACCAATAGCCACTGCACCGCCGAATGAAGCCACGGAGGACATGATGGCCGCCGGAGTCCATGCCGCCGTAGTAGCCGCAGCCGCAGCCGTCGAAGTCGCTGTCGTGGTTGCGATGCCTGCCGCCTGTGCGGTGGTGGATGCTGCAACCGCCGCGGTAGTGGCCGTCTGGCCCATAATGGCCGACTTAACCCACTCGACGCCCATCTGCACAAAAGTGTTTACTAGGCTATTTAAAACAGTTCTTCCTAAAGATTTAGCTGCCTCTTCAGCGTCCATGCTTTTGGTGATAAGACCAGTCAGAGTGTTAGAGGCATTATTGCCGAATGCCGTAAATGCCGCCGCTGCTGCCTGAGTGGCCGCGTTCTGTTGCGCCCATTCTTCCCACATTGCAGCGTTACGCTGATCACGATACTGCTGCTCAATAGCGGCACGCGCTGCCTCAGCCTCCCCGATCTTCTGCGGGTAAAGCTGGGCGTAAAGCTGGATGTCAGCAATGTCTTTCTGATACTGGCTATCCAGCCCGGCAGTTTTGCTGGTTTTACCCTGGATGGTACTGAACTTATTGGCAGACTCTGTGCGCTCCCGTTCAGCCTTGGCCTGCTCACGCAATGCGTTGGCATTGTCCCAGGCTTTTCCTGCCAGTTGACCGGCCAGCAGAAGTTGTTCCTGCGTGGCTGTGTTACCGAGAGACTGTTGCGCATTAAGCACGGCCTGCGCTCTCGACAGTTCACCGACACTGCCAGCTGACAGCTCGGCCTTCTGCCTCAGTTCATCAAGCTTTTGATTAACAGATTCTTGAGCTTTGGCGTATTGCTCAGCTTCTTTCTGTGCCGCAGACTTTCCGCCTTTCGCTTTGCTGCCAGTAGCTGAGGCGGTCGTTTTAATCTCGATCGGCTTAGTGTTAGCCGCGGTCTGCGATGCTTTGGAAACAGCGGCCAGGTCGCCAACCAGCATGGCGGCTTTATTACTCAGCCCGGCCAGCGCTTTGTTTTGCGCCTCCCAGCCATCAAGACCAAGCCATGACCAGGTGCGCGCCCGGCGCGTGAACATTTCGGCTGTGCTGTTCAGATCCGATATCTGAGCATCTGCCGACGCCGCTTTACCCACCAGCCGGTCGAGTGCAGCAGACATTGAGTCGATAACCGCAACCAGCCCTGTGCTTGCTCCAGTCGCCTGGTTAACAGAGTCGATCATCGACAGGAATGAGTTTGTCAGCGCGGTATTAGCCTGTGAAAGCGTGCGCGGGAGTTTCTCGAACTCTGCATTGACTGAGCCGGTTTGCTTCTGAATGGCGTTAAGAGCATCTTCTGCCGTCAACTTCCCGTCCAGCATCAGCTGGCGAAGTTCTCCAATGCTTACGCCCATCCCGGCGGCAATCTGGCGCGCCAGTTCTGGCATTTGCTCAAGGATGGAGTTGAACTCCTCCGCCCGGACAGTGCCGGATGAAATTGACTGACCGAACTGACGAAGAGCATTCGCCATTTCTTCTGTCGAGGAACCGCCAATGCGACCTATTTTCTGAAGTGTTTCGGTGAGCTGGATGACCTGGCCGTTTGTCGCTCCGGTATCGCGCAATGCGGTACTGAGGGTTTCCCACAGCTTCGCTGTATCCTGTAGCGAACCACCCGTTGCCGAACTGATACGCATCAGGCTCTGCATTGTCTGAGAGGCTGTCGCTGCGCTACCAGTAAGCCTCTCTATACGAGCGTTGAGCTGGCTCATGTTGTCAGCCGCTACGAGAAACGCCTTTCCCCAGTCAACAACGAGTGAGGCGGCAATTGCCCCGGCGACGCGGTTGATGTTCGTCTGCAACTCATCCATCTTTTTGGCTGCATTGGTCGCCGAGTTGCCGATGGAATCGAGCGACTTATTGGCCTTTCCCTGGGCCTTGAGCAAGCCAGATACATCGGCATCGATGTCGTAATAAATCTCGCCTGCTTTCTCAGACATCAGTTTTCTCCGGACATAAAAAAACCCACCGAGTGGTGGGTTAGTTATTCGTGTCGTTTATTGGCATCGTTCTGTGTAGGCCGGCGGTGGAGGCGTATCTTTCGAGCTGAGGAAGTGATCACCAAGGGTGTAGTCGACGCCTTTTGAGAACATCCCCTTCGATTTCATTTTCAGCTCAACAAAGAAAGGATGGAACCCTGCATAGGCACCGAAACCGTTCTTTCCGTTAATTTCCCCGCAAACAACAGCATTAACACGACCGTCATCGGCATCTGTCATCTTCACGACTTTCACGTTACGGAATTGTGCGCTGTCAGGATCCAGTAGATTGGCGGACACTTCAGATTGTGCCAGCGAAATTGCCTTTTCCTCGCCCGGCTTGCAGCCAGCCAGAACCAGTGGAATCACCAAAGCCAAAAGTATTTTTTTCACTCTTATCCCCTGAGTTTTATTGTCGAGCCATATTACGCCCGGTCAGGCGATTAAGGTACATCCATTATTAACTCAGGCCGCTTTCTTTGCTGATTTTTCGCGCTCAATCATTTCCTGCCAGCGGCGATCGTCATCGTCCATAACGGCGTCATACTCCTCCCTGGTGAAGCCCTTCTGGTCAGGGTATTTGGCATTAAGCATCATGGCAAACTCGGTCATAGTAAGGTTTTCAGCCTCTTCTCTGCTGATCCCGAAATGGTTGCGCGCCGCCATGATGTATTCAGTCGCATGAAACTCCGGTGTCGTTTCCTTGCTTTCGTGCTTCTGCAACTTACGAACCTTCGCCCGTCCGATAACGCCATGCATGATCAGTGACTGAGCTATCAGAATCAGGTTCTCCGGCGGAAGCGCTCCGCGGTGCCATACGAATGTGCGCCGGCCAGTACGTGAAGGCTCATGCCATCCTGTCAGTTCAGAAACGTCCTCGTCACAGCAGGACTGAATGACGTTAATAGCCGAGAGTAATGCATCACGCACAAACGCGGCAGAGCCTGCTGCATCAAGTGCCCAGCGCGGCAGCGAAACGTCACCGAAATAGTGGGCGTAAAATCTGCGCTGATGCTCTGGTATCGCACTGTGAATTTCGCGCGCCGCTTCAAGCATCTTTGCTACGTCGTCATTGAACAGCGCATAGAAAGTGCGAACGATATGTTCTGGCTCGCCGATCCGAGTCATGTTACGGAACGATGGCCGGAAGAAGTATTCACGGCCGCCAGCACCAATCAGGCACTCTCCAATTTCTTTCAAAGGGGTCATATCGCTCTCCATAACCAGTATCAAGGGCAGCAAGCCGCCCTTTGTAGTGATTACGGTGCGGCAGTCACGGTCACAGCACAGGTGTCGGTGAAATCACCGTCAGCAGTGGTAGCCGTAATAGTCGCGGTGCCCTCGGCGACTGCTGTCACCAGGCCGGTTGAACTGACGGTGGCGATTGAAGGTGCCGAAGTGGTCCAGGTGATCGCTTTGTTAGTCGCATCTGTTGGCTGAACCGCGCCGCTCAGTTGCTGGGTTGCGCCAACGACCAGAGAAGCAGTTGCGGGTGTAACCTCAACGCCAGTGGCCGCGATAGCATCAGCTACCTCAAACACAACAGTGTCAGCATCGTAGACCTTCCACTCGCCGGAGAAGGTGGAGATATCGTTAGTACCGAAATCACCAGACCATGACGTGGTGTTCATGTAACCCTGGATGTAAGTACCGGCGTTCTCACCCGCAAAGTCGAACCGCACCCACAAGTTAGGCTGACGACCGGCCTGTACTTCGTCAAAGATATACTTCGACAGACGCCACGCGCCGATCTCGTTATCTTTATCAGACTTGCGAAACTCACCTTCGCCGGAGATCGTCAGATCCATGTTGTTGACCAGGTTCTCCACCAGCCCTTTAGCATCATCTGCCTCGGAGTTGATGGTGTTCATCGAATAGTCGATGCCCTTGGTCGTCATAGCGCCGAGACGCTTCCACTCGGAAAGCGCTGGCACTGCGTCGGGGCAGCCAAAGGCCATGCGTAGCACAGCTACTTTCCCGATCAGCTTGCCAAAATCATTAGCACAGCCTTGCATGTGTACCTCTCAAATAAAAAAGGCCGCCGGATGGCAGCCTGATGGGTTGGTGATTGGGTTATTCGCCGTAAACGCACATGAACTGGAGTCTGAAGACCAGGCGCCCCTCTTCGGTCAGGATGGGTGCAGGCATATTGCCGAGGTTTTGAATAAGGCCAAGGCATTCGTCGTTAATGTCGTTCTGTTCGACATAATTGATGATTTCCTGAGCCTTCTCAGCGGCTGCGCGGCGCTTATCTTTGGCGGAAATGACATCCACCAGCACGTAGTGATCAGATCCGAGGTCATTTCGAATGTCGGTACCGCCGTTAGGCCGGAACACGATGAAAGCGTCGGTTAACTTCGTTGTGTCGTCCCACGCCAGCAGCTGAACGATGAATCCAGTGGTAAGCCCGGCATCAACGAAATAGTTACGCACGCGCTCATACATGGCTGGTGTCATACTGAAAGCTCCTTGCGCATCACGGCATCAATCTGGCTGCGGGTGTCTTCAAAGCCTTTGGTGAGGAACTCTTTCTGCGCGGTGGCGCGACGGAAGGTTTGCGGAACGTTAGGGTCGTGAACGAAAACAGCGTAGTTCGCCGTATATCCCACCCGACCTGTCAGCCGAACGCCATTATTTACCAACTCCCGATACTGGCTGTTAAGCAGCGTAGAGGTATCGATCGGCGTATAAAGCGCGGCTTGGGAGCTGCCGATTATCATTGCTGACTGTAGCGCCCTGACGACCTTTCGCCCTTTCACGTCGTTTATGATGCGGTTGAGCCCGGCTTTCGACTGCTTAACGCCACGTACTTTGATGCTCATGGCTACACTCCCGTAATTATCGCCCAGTCATCTTCCAGACCGTCGAGAGTGTCGTTCCAGCGCGTCACGTGACGGACCTCATCAGCACCTGCTACGACCGGATCCGGCTCAGCGCTCACACCAATCATGATGTAGTCGCCCTCATCGGCCAGTGCGTATGCCGTGAAAAAGGTGTTCTTAACGACCACTTCTTTACCGATTGAGCCGAGCTTTGCCGACAAGCCGCCGATGTAGTCGCACATGATGGTTTCAGGCGGTTCATATGGGTCGACAGGATCGCCCCACTCGTCATTACCGCCCGCTCCCTTGCGCCATATCGTGCATGGCTTGTTGTATGACCATGAAGTAGTAGACGACATCAGCCCTCCTTCCAGCGCAGCACCTTCGCGCCAGTCGCCCGGATGCGCGGGCAGTTGATGAACCACTCGCCATCCGATTTCACGTAGCCGGTAGTCTCCCGCCCGGTGTCGGTCATCACCCAGACGCGGGTGAAAGAGCGCGGCAGCCCGTGCTTCACTGATTTGTATGTCATCAGCAGCCTCCGACCACCATGAACAGGCCGACACTGTTACCAGCGCTGATTGGCAAATCACCGGTGCAACCGCTGGTATCGAGCCTGGCCAGCGAGTCGCGCAGCCAGGTAATGCTGTCGTCGCCATATTCAAACGAGCGGGACGCGCCAGACGGCGCACCCTGCGATTTGATGCGGCGCGCGCCGGACGACGTAGCCATAAGCGCGGCGGCGTACATCAGGATCAGCTTCGAGGTGCACTCGTCATACCCTGCGCCATCGAGGCACGGGATAATCTTGTTCACCACGCAGAGGATCGGATCCAGCAGCGCGCCCGGGATGGAGTAACCCAATTCACCGAGGAACGCCTGCACGTCTGCCGCTGTGATTGGGTCAGCCATGGTTATTTCGCCTTTTTCGATTTAGCGGAGGTGTCAGCCTGCTCTGCGGTTTTATCGTCAGCGCTAGGCGTGGCAACTTCAAGCTCTTGCTCTTCGACTTCGCCCACCACCGATACGCGACCAGCGAAAGCCGGTGGAACGTCAATCGCAACAAACTCATGACCTACTGGCAGTTGCTGGAATACGCCGTTAATTGTTCCCCAGCAGCCAGTCTTCTCGACCTTTAACTTTTTCATGCTCTCTCCCGTAGAGAAGGGGCCGAAGCCCCTTAACTCTGTGCGTTGAACACTTTAGAGCGACCGTTGAAATCGCGCTTGATTTGAAGACCGACAGCACTCCAGACCAGAGTGTTGTAGTTGTCGAACGGATTCTGACGCGGGATCATGAAGGTACCCACTGGCGCGGCGATGCGCGTCTTGATGTACTGCGAATTGCGTACGTAGGCAATGAAGTGGTTACCGGTCAGCTTAAAGGTCTGGTTGAACGACTCGATGCGGCCGTAGCGCAGAATGTATTCCAGCACCGTGCCTTCTTTGAAGCCGGCAGCATCTGAATATGGTCGGTTCAGGTTGCGCATAATGTCAGGCGATGCCCACAGCTTAACCTTCTCCTGCACGTAGTTATCATCCAGAAGTTTGGCGAACGGGCCGGTGAAGAATGCCACTGATTCATCAGGAGTTGAGGTGGTCAGGTCAATATTCAGACCGGATGCACTCAGATCCACCTGGTTGGTGTTGGCGTGGTTGGTGATACCTGCGCCAACATAGCCTTTCACCTTCACTTTCGCATCGCCTGACAACATGTAGTCAGCCATGTCTTCACGGATAGCCGCAACGTGCGCTTCCTGATCGTCAGCCATCGCATCTAGGTTTTCCGACTGCATGCCGTTCCACTCACGCCATTCACGGCTGTAGCCGGTGTTGAAGATCGGGATTGGGTCACCAGCTTCGTCGTAGATGACTTTATCCAGTTCTTCCGGAACGTGGCCCGTCAGTGTGCGATGAACCTTACCAGCATCACTGGAAACGCGATACAGCGCCGCAGTTTTACCGATAGAGATCGGCGTACCGAGACCGAGCAGATCATCCAGCAGGCCGTTGCCTTCGTCATTACGGAAGACTCGGGTGGTGATGTTGTCCACTTCACGCCAGTAGTCTTTGGAGATCAGCGCGGCCTGGTTAACTTCCAGCGCGCCGCCATACTGGGCGGAAATAGTGTTCTGGTTGATGTTGAAGGACTCACGCTGCATAAGCAGTTGATTCCATGCCTGCTTCACCTGGTTGTGCTCGGTGATCAGCTTTTTGTTGAATACGATCATGCTCATGCGGTTGCTTTCCCTGATTTGCGAACTTTCACGAGTTGAGCTTCAGCGCCAACGGTGATTTTTTCGCGTGAATAAAATAGGACCTGGTCGGTGGCTGGTGTGGTTGACTTGGCCAGCGTGCCGTCACCGGCAGAAACCAGTCCTTCATTTTCCAGCAGCACTTCCCCGGCTTTGACGCGCATGTGGTAGTCAACATCGTCTTCACACATGATCGCCTCGCCAGTATCACCAGCGGGAACCGCGTCTCGGATATCGCCGCCGCCGATATAGTTGTGCTGCATGGCAAGCGCCACACCAGGGCCGCCAGCAGTGGCGTGATAAATGAATTGCCCACTTGCATCAAGTTCAACAAGAGAGCCAGGGAGAATGGCGACTTTGCAGATCGCCTCAATTACCTGAGGGTCATTCTTACGGGCCGGGCCCGCGATTACGGTATGGAAACGAGGTGCGAGAGCCATTATTCAGGTGCCTCCATGTTAAGGATTTCACTCTGAGTGCCATTCCCCTGGAATGCAGGGTTCAGACCGGTGCTGGTTTGGCACTGTGAGTACAGGTCGTTCAGCGCGTCACCGGACAGGGAGTTAACCGCTGCTTCGGTCATGAACGAGAATTTCGCTTTAACCGCATCGCGCTTGGTCTTCAGTTCGCTTTCAGCGTTCGCCTGCAGTTGGGTTTCCAGCTTGCCCAACTTTTCATTCAGCGGGGTGAGTGCCGCATTAACGGCCGCGGTGATCACGTCAGAGTTAATTTGAGCCTGGCACGGGTCGCCGCCGCCATCTTTCTTCTGCATCTGCTGGTTGTAGGCATCCCAGACCTGATCGTCGGTCAGCCCCTCGGTTTTAACGCCTGCGGCATTGAGCGCGGCGATCATCTTCTCTTTCATCGGGTTTGTTTCTCCGTTGGTTTTGACTTCGTACTCAGTTGGTTTGCGCACGACTTCTACTGGATCGCCGACAAGCGTTACGACCTTGTCAGAGATGAGGTACTTCTGGTCGAAGAGCTTCGGCTTGGCATTGTCGCCATCCTCTTCGTAAACGAAATGGTCAGGCCAGACACTGACGACGTAGCGCCACTTTTTGTCGTCCTGCTTGATGGACATGCGCAGCGCCTGGTAGATGTCGTCGAAGGACATCTCTAAAGCGTTGCTGATGAAGAACTTCACTTTGTTCCACCAGCCGTCTTTCATGCTGTTGGCTGCATCGATGAGGCTCGTCGATTCAACATCAGCCTCTTGCCCGTCAGAGTTGACGAACATGCCGACACCTTCTTCAGGCGTACCAGCACCGGGCTCGTCGAGCAGGATCGCAATGTGGTCAAACTGCATGTTGTGAGCGACCCAGGAGTATTTCTTCTGCTTCGACTCAGCTGTCTTTTGCTCTTTGTTCAGCAGCAGACCGGTAGAGACATGAATCGGGTCGGCGTTATTGCCGGAAATCATGTCGTCCAGTCGCTGAATAAGGCGCTTACCGTCAGGCTTGGTGTCTGCCACAGCCTTATTGACGTAAACGTCCATCACGACCTTGTCGTTGGCCTTGCTGACGTTCTGAGCCCATGCCCCGGCGTAGTAGTCGTTGACCGCCTGCGGATCGTTGGCGCTGACGTATTTGCCGTTCACCATCGGGTGGCCAATCGGCATTAACTTGCGCTCCATCGTCTGGTAGCTGTTGTTAATCTACTCCGCCGGGTACAGCCCGCCATTCATCACGATGTCATCGACGATCGGTACCGCACCACGAATGACGTAGTGCTCCTGGCCGTTGATAGCGGTCGTTGAGATATTGGAGGCGTTGATTGCGAGGCTTTTTACATGAATACTTGAGAGTTTCATCCCCTCTCCTGCTTTGTCAGGGCAATAAAAAACCCGCCGAAGCGGGTTTGATGAGCATAATTTTTTACTTACTGCACACTTCCAGATGCCTTATACAATTCAACAGCGCTGTTATATGCAGAAGCTTCGGCAGCTTTCGACAATGAAGGAGAGTTTTCTTGAGAAAGAAACATAGGAGCTACTTTATTTACCTTCACTATTTCACTAGTCTCTACAGCCCTGCCGTCGTCCCCCGAAATTTTGCACGTCACACGATAAGCAATATCCAGGTCTGTCTTGAATATTTCTTTCCACTCAAATTTAACTTCTTTAATATTTTGGCTCATTTTTAATCCTCATATATATCAAGGATTATTATCGCCATTTTTCCCCCAATCTTTACGTTCTTTTTTCAGCTTATCCGATAGCCCTTCGTTGAAGATGCTGCCGTCGTCGTTGAGCAGCGCCGGTATCTGGCTGCAATAGCAGTTGTACCGATTGCCGTTCTCTGCGTAGAAGTCCCGCACCTCTTCGGTGGTATAGACCTTCCCGTGACGGCTGGCGTGCCAGGTGCGCGTCGTCGGCTTGAGCGCTGACAACCACAGCAAGCCGGTATTCAGCCCCAGCCGGTCAGCCGCCCAGTCCGTTTCGTTCCATTGCGCCTGCCGCAGCGCGCCGACCTGCTCAGTCTGAGCGATGGCCTTGGCCTTGGACATCGACACATCGAGGCGCTTGCTTATGACGCTGGCCGTCTCGCGAGGATTCACCCCGCGCGCTACCGCATCGGTGATGATGTTGGCCAGGTCGCCGCGGGCTGTATCGCTGATGACCTTCCAGTCACTGAACGTTGTCAGCCTGGCCGCTGATATCTGGTTCAGATAAGCGGGGCTGCTTAAAAGCTGCTGTAGCGTAGTCTGGCTGGCGTACGCCTGTGACTGCTGCGAGAGGTTATTGAACGCCTCCAGCGTGCCACGCTGCGCTTCTGCGACGACATAATCCATCGCCCATAGATTTTGCTCTCCGCCATCCAGTAGGTAATCGTCGAGAATGCCCTGCACCGCCTCAAGTAGGTCTGCCAGTTCCTGCGCTGACATGTCGTAAATGAACTTGCCGGCGTTGACCTGGTAGAGCCGCATGTCAGCGCCGTGGTCGTGGCACAGGAAGTGCCAGTTGTGGCTGTTCACCTCTCGCTCTCGCCCGGTCAGGCGCTGATCGAACAGTGCTTTCAACGCTACCTTTATCGCGTAATACCTATCCACAATGTCGCGCTCCATCCTGCTGACGGACTTACGCGACATTGTGGGGTCAACTTTCGACCGTGGTATCACCGGACTTTTCGGCTTCTGATTCTGGGTCGGCCAGTGGATCAGGCTTTGGCTGGTTGCCATCTGGCGGCACCTCATCATCAAGTTCAGGCAGGGCTTGCAGTTCGCCCGCCGCGCGTATCTCGTTTTCGGTGATTGCTGAGCGGCCAAACGCGTTCGTCGACTTCACGGCCACGTCCGCGAGCTTGTCCATGTTGGAAATCTTCTCTGCCTGGCTCGGTGCCAGTAGATCGGACCATCCGACGGTGATTTCCTCGCCTGCCGCTGGAGGAATAAAGCCAAACTCCCAGAATCGGGTAACGATGTCCGTTATCAGGTCCGTCAGGAAACCAGTTCGACGACTCATGCGGGTTTTGGCCCAGTCCTTCGCATCCTCAGTGCTGGCCCGTTCGCCCGTCTGCATGCCTACCAGTACTTTGACCGGGATCGGCACGGTGGCGCAAAACTCATTCAGAATGGTACGCCACGTCGGTTCAGGATCTGCCGCTGCAACCGAAAGCACGCTGACATCTCCCTCCTGCATCATCACCGCACTATCAGAGCTGTCGTTAAGGCGTCGCACCTGCCCATCAAGCGCTTCGGATAGCTGAGATTCAGAAACACCAAGGGCCTTAGCCAGTGCTGAGAAGTTTGTTTTGGCGCTGAAGTTGAAGTTGAGCTGGCGGCTGGCGTTTTTGAAGAAACCTTCAGCCGCACCGCCGGAGACCTTTTCGCTGTCCATGATTTTATGGAAGCCAGCAGCAAGCATTGATTCGCCAGAGTAGAGGCGTCCATCGTCTGACCCTTCAGCGAGGATAATTACGCGGTCAGGGTGGACGTTGATGATGCGTCCGGGCTGCCCGCCTGCCTGCTGTTGTACTGGGATTTCAGTAAACGAGTACATGGTGACGTCACCATAGTTCTCGCTGCTCTGGTCTTCGTTGTAAGTGACAGGCTCAATCTGTGCCTCCCACACCGGGATCAACTTAACTAACGCCTTTTCCTTCTGCCTGGCAGTAACTATCTTATCGACCGGTTTATCCCAGGTCCGGTTATCCTTTACCTGAATCAGCAGCGCAGAGTAGCGCCCCACTAGGTTGCGTTTGTCAGCGCCCTTTATCTGTTTCCAGCAACGCTTTAGCAGTTTGTTTACGCGCTTATCCCAGTCCGTTTGCTGGGTGGCATCCTTCGTCTGGTCACCTTCGTAGACATCCGGGAAGTCCTCCCAGCAGCCGTCGACCATCCGGTTAACCGCAGCGTTAGCAATAGCATTGCGGCTGTAGGCTCGGAAAAAGTCGTCGAACGTCAGGTTCAGTGGATAGCCAAACTCCTGGTAAAGGCGCTGTCGTTTCGTATTACTGGTGCCATTGAACAGAGCGTTAACGTAGCGCATACGGTCATGATCGAGGCTGGCATTTGCGGCAAATTGTTTGTTCATTTCGCTTTCGTTCACGGTTTCCTCCGTCAGCGCGAGCGCACCAACATGCCGGTGATTTTCTGTGGTGAATGCAATACTCGGTAACGAGTAGCATCCCAGTCGTGGTCTTCCTGCTGGGTATCTACGTCATCTGGGTTTTTGCTGTCGCGAACCAGCACGGGTATGCGGCTAATCCAGCCACGGCAATGCTCGAACACGTAAAATGCAGGCTTCTCAGGGATGCCAGATTCCAGCTTCTTACCTTCAACTACAGCCTCAAGCATGTCAGCGAATACCGAGGCCCCGTTTACTCGCGAGCCAGGCTTCTTATTGGCCTCAAGCCATTCGACACCCTGATTTTCCATTTTCTGACCGATCGATAACTCATCGTCACCGGTATTGAAAATGGCGCTATCAGCCGGGCCCGGAATAACTTCCGAGCATATTCCCGGAACAATGTTTAGCTGGCCCTGCGTGACGCCGTCGATTTGTATCTCTTCCGGCTCGTCGACGTCTTCGCCCACCAGCCGCTTGTCAATCCACGCCACGCCTTTCGCGACGTTGGTGGATGACATATTCAGGCCTTTGTTCAGCTCGTCAGGCGGGCAGCCGTACCATTCTCCGATCAGGATTAACGTCCCTGCCGGCGGGCAGAACTGTCGACCATCTGGAAGCTCTGCGGCAGTGCCATCAGCCTGCGCCCACCAGAGGTTAGAAAACGGCTTCGACTCACCCCAGTCATGGGAGCGGTCGACTGTCCAACTATCCGGTATGCGGAACGGCTTAATGACGTGCAGCGATTCATTCCACAAGTGGTCGAATCGCCCGCCACTGGTCACATCCCAAGAGCCCTCTACCCACGCTTTGCGTCGGTTAGGGTCTTTAATAGCCATCAGGGTCGCAATGTACTGCGGGTCGAGGTAAGGGTTCTCTTTGAACGATCCGTGGATGGCCACGCGGGTCAGCGTGATTTCCTCTTCTCGCTCAGTCTGGGGGTTGAATACCATTTGCCTGTCACGCTGCACGGTTCCACGCGGCGCCGGCTCAATGAAGCGCTTCTTCACCCAGGTATGCCCGATGCCAAACGGGTTGGTAGTGCTGAACGTCTCCAGCGGGATTGGCTTCAGTAACTTGCCATTATCCAGCGGGTAGTTCTCCGGCCTGAACGATGAGCGTCGGCAGGAGAACATCATTTCGTAGAACTCTGGGGACTGTTGTTTCGTCAGCTCGTTAAAGCCGATAAACGGAAATTCCTGCCCGTGGAAATCCCAGTAGTCGTCAGCCTCTTTGCCGAAGCGAAATAGAAGCTCCTCGCCGGTTGGCCACACCCAGCGCAATTCGCTCGCAGATGACAGATAGCGCGCACCGTCGTTGAACAGGCGAAACATACGCTTCGACTGAGTGATGATGTCGGCAAGGTTCTTATATTCGGTGTCGAAGATGACGCCGCGCCAGAACGAGCCATAGCCCACTCCGACATTACGCCGGAACCTGGCTAACTGCGCAGCGGTTTTACCAGGACCACGAGTACCCTCGAACAGGATTTCGTTACACGGGCAGCTCAGCGCCAGAGACTGAGATCCAGGCAGTGGCTTCCATACAGCTTTGTAATTCATCCACCGAGCACCCCGTCCTGTTGTTTCTGCGCTGCCGCTTCCCAGTCATCCACGCTGTCACTGGTTGGCACCAGCATGACGTTATGCGTGACCTCTTTTGTTTCAGCCTTATTCTCGATGCTGTATGCCTCACGCTCGAGGCCGATCAGCGTCTTCAGGCTGTCGCTCAGGTCTTTCATGGATTTAACGCGGGAAGGCAGGCTGATCACTTTCTGATAAATTTCATTGAGCCGGTCCCGCCCTTTATCGTCGGGGTCAAACATGATGTCGCCCAACTGCTCGAGCGCGCTTACATCTGCGCACTGCGCACCAAGTTCATCGAATAGCGTGTTGGTCAGTTCCCGAGCCCGGCGAATGTCACCCCTGTGCTCCATGCGTACCGTGGCAATCACCTCGGCAGTCGCCTCTATCAGTACGCGCTCGGTCAAAGTACTTTCGTTGCGTACCTGTTTGCGTACCTCCTGTTTGCGTACCAGATCGTCAGCCTTTTGCTGAATCTTCGCATTGAGGTCACGCGACCAGTCGTCACGCTTGGCACGCTTACGGATAGCGCCTTCGCTGATACCGTGTTGTGATGCTATTTCTCGGAGGGACATCACTCCGGCCCGGTACGCCGTCTCGATGGCCTCCCAGTCCGGTTTTGCCATTATTCACTCCAATAAAAAAAGCCACCAGCGAGTGCCAGTGGCTTGAATGTGGTAATCAGAAATGGGTTCGAACCGTTGGGACAAACAATATTAAGCGCTCACCCGCTGGATTAAAGTAGCATCACGCTTCGTCTGGCCGATATGAACTCCTGTATCACTCTACTGACGTATAGAACCAAGCATGCCCCATCCTACTGCTACGCGCCAGTCTCGCTGCTTTCAACCAATCAGAGCATCATAAGCCTCGATAATTTCTTTCCTGCTCACGTATCTGTCGGCTGCCACCAATATGGCTCCACTTTCGCCTTTCAGAAAAGTTGAAAAAAAAATCACCACATCCAAACACCTCACCTCATCATTAGCATACAGATAAAGAATCTTGCTCCGATAACTTCGAATTTTCAGCAACTTAGCAGGCTCATCATCAGCAAAAATCAATAGCTGTGCCATAAAATCTCCTTCTACACATAATTCCTTACAAGAGAAGATTGTTAGTCCCATGAACACTCAATCACATTGACGAATCTTTTGCCTGTGATTTACGTTACCTTTAATAGCCCAAAAGTCTTTTTTAACTCATACACCTGAATTCAATTCTGAAAGAAGTGAAAATGGCAGCAAACAAATCACCAGGAGTTTAACTTTCTTTAATTAGTTATAGTGCAGAATGCTTAACCCTGTATATAGAGTTCGCTTCTTCGCACTTTTCTTTCAAGTATATGAACCGGGTGGATACTTCACTGTTTGAGCAGTTCGTCACAATGCAGTAACCCTCTACCCATGCCTTTTCATCCTTTTCGGCAAACAAACTTTCGAAAATGGCAGCCCAAGTGCTGTTAGGCATGCGTTCCAGTTCAAAATACTTCATTGTCCCTCCCTCACGAAGGGTTCTGTACTCATCCAATCCTAAGATTTTCATACTGCATCTCACGGTCTTTTTAATGTTATGATTTCTAGCATCATATCCAGGCTTTTCCTACCCCAAAATCCATGGGACTCTGCATTTTATCATCATTAGCAACCAGCAGATGAGCTTTGTAATGGCCGCCTTAGCTAATCAGCAACTCAGGCTGCGTAACCTGCATGATGTGCTCATGCTCGAGCTCCAGAACGCGCTTCTCTTTCTTCCGCTCATTCATCAATCGACTTCCGATCGTGCCTTTCAGCTTTGAGCGCGTTTCTTTAATGGCGAAGCGGTGCTGCATTTCTTCACCCATCGCCATGCGTCGGTTTAGCTGCTCGGCCATCCAGTTAAAGGCATTGATGTAACACTCCTTTACTGCGGCAGCTGTTTTGCCAGTGAACCCCATCACGAGCATCATGCATCCGTCACGGGTGATGTTATACATAGGCTGAACATCGCCATTTTTATCAATGAAATCAATGGGCGCAAAATTGCGCTGGGTGAAGTCATCGGAGCATTTCAGGTTACGTATGGCACGCAAAACGTCTTTGTGTCGCTTGCCAAAGTAATCCGCCACCTTGAGTGATGTGGTGATTATCTTGTTGTCGAGGGTCGTGACCATTTCGCGGAAGTCGAAGGCCGGAATAACTGACGGATTATTCATAGCGTGTACCTTTCTTTGAGATGAACCTTTGCCGCATAGGAAATCAGCCCGTCGAGGCTCGCCAGCTCTAACTGACTTCCTCAAAGGCTCATTTCAAAGGGTATGGTTCGACGTGGTTTAAATGCGCTGCGGTGCGCGGTGAAATGCGGATACAAAAAAGCCCCGGCAGTTGCAGAGGCTCAGAATTATGTTTTTGTAACTTGGTGATTTCTCTTCAGCTGGACTGCTCACAGCATGACTGACTTTTACTACTTTCATTTCTCGAATTCAATTTATTTTTTTCTCGCTTCTTCAATTTTCCTTATTCCCGCCTTATCCAGATTGCACTGTCCCAGCGCCGTATAGAGCTGAGCGTTTAACTCAAGATTTGCCTGCCACGTGAACGGAACCACCATTCCGGGGACCGGCGTGTCTGCGGTCAGGTCAGCGCTTATCGGCACCACTGGGGCTGGCACGTAAACTGTCGGCGTATTCCCGCAGGCTGTCAGCAGCGGCAGAAGGAACAAGCTGGTTAGCGCACGGTTCGCTTTCAAGCGCCTGCCTGATGTAGACAATGCGCGTCTCGCCTTTTTTGGCCAGTTCGTTCTTTGCATTCTGGGTAGCCTGTGAAATGTCACGGATGATGTTCATCGTGGTGATCACGTTGCTGGTGATCGCCTCTGATTTGTCTGCCCTGACTGTCGCTTTATCGCGCTGGTCTTTGTAGGCGATGGCGTTGTCGCGGTAGTGGTTCACGAAGAGCACCAGCATGCCCATTACCGCCACCACCAGCAACTGCAACCAGTAACGCTTGACCAGTGCGCCAATCACGACAGGAACAGAGCGCGCTCCGCCTCACGCCGACGGGTCAGGCCATTCATGACTTTGCCTCCAGCTTTGTTCCAGCGCAGGAACTCATCGGCAGCGCCAGCGTAATCACCGGCGTTGAGTTTTCGCAGGAGAGTCGATGTCGACAATGACCGGGCGCCGAGGTTATACGTGAACGACACCATGGCGTCGAATTGCCCCTGAGTCAGGCCGACTCTAACCAGGCGGGACACGTCGCTTTCGTAGCTGACTAGTCCGGTTTTCAGCAGACGTTCTGCTGTTTCCTGCTTAATCGTCATCCCGGCGCGGATTGGTTTGCCGTTGACAGGATGAGTCCAGCCATAGCCGATCGTCCATACGCCGACGCTGTCCTGGTAGGCGGTGAGTCTACAGCCTTCGAAGTCTTTTATCAGGGCTATCCCCTTTTCGCTGGTTTGCATGGACTACTCCGTTATAACGACCTTCGCCAGGTTCCCGCGCGCCAGCCACACCGCCATGCAGATGACGGAGTTAAGCAGCAGATCGCCGAGGTTAACCTGCACGTAGTGGCCGAGCAGAATGTTGAAGGCGTTGAATCCGGCGGCAAGAATGACAAGATAGGCCAGCACCGCGACACTCAGGCGATGACGCTTTCCCTCTTTCCGGAAAAACATCAGCCTGACCATGATTAAAAGGCAAACTATGGCGTTTGCATCCATCAGAAGAAGCTGCCATGTCATTTATCTTCCTCCCCCAGCCCCGGCATCTTCCCGCTTTTGGATTTGCGGAGAATACGCAGCAGGACTGCCACGGAAATGGAAGCAGTGACAATTGCACCGACAGCTGGCGATACCTCAATGCTGGCCGGTGGCTTCATCAGGCTTAACGGCGTGTTGATAATTCCGGCCATGATTTTCGCCATGGGTACGGAGAAGAACACGCCACTGATAAACGATATCAGCGCAAAGATAGCCTGCTTCCAGAGTTGATGGGGATCTGAGGTCAGAACGTATAGCGCCGTTCCGGCGAGTGATCCGAGCATCACTGCTGGAGTCGCCTCCGGAAACAGCGTGGCAAAGGTTACACCGACTGATGACGATGTAAGACCAACGCCTACGATAGTGAAGGTCTCAGACATATTTATTCCGTGTGTAGTTGGTTCAGGCCCTCGGGACGATTTAACAACAAGGCATGTCGAGGATGGTTCCCGGGGCCTGGAATAAAAAACCCGGCGACAGGCCGGGAAGATGAGGGTAAGGCAATGTCGGCTCTCTGGCCGTAAATACCCTGGCTGGGTTTAGTGTGTGGCGATCGGACTCGAACCGATACTCAGGTTCAGCATTAGCATCATGCCTGCCCTGCTGGCTATGCCAGTTGATGCGTTACTCTACCCATTCAACCCGCAAGCGGGAATTAAGTACACCACAACGGACAGAGCACTGAGCATTTCGTTGGCGCTCCATGCTGCTGCGTGGGTTGGGTTATGAGCCCTTCACGCCAATGCTCTTTCCTGTTGTGCAGATACGAAAAAGCCCCGCACAATGGCGAGGCTCTTAATTTTCTTCTTTGCAGTTAAGGTGCTGGTTTCCAGTCACCCCATTCAGGCTCGCTTGATGATTTAAACCAACTCTCGATCGCCTTCATGGCTGCTTCGGTGCATGCTTCACAACTGGATGGGTGAACTGCCTCTCCTTCAGCACCGATGCTACAGGAGCAACCATTACGCCACTCCTTTATTACCTTGAGTGGGTGCATGGGCCTTTTTAGCTGGCTTACTTCCATCTCAACCTCTTAACGAAGCGTTTGATACCGCCAATGCATACATCAATGGCACAATATCAGATTTACATGAAATATATGCGTTTCAGTTCGGTTTTGCAAGACTTACATCTAAATTTGTCGCCTTTTGTTGTGAACGTGATCGCGTTACAGAGATAAGCGCACCGCTATCGAGTCGCTTAAAGCTGTTACGCATAGCCAGCCAGTGAGGCAGATAGGTTTCTGTCCAGGTGGATTTCGCAACGCCCGCCAGTTCCGCCAGCGCCTGATATTCGTACGTCTCACGCCCTGCCAGTTCAGCTTTGACGTCCTGCGCCGCCAGCCATATCAGTTTCTTCAGCCGATCCATCGTCTTGCCGGCAACCTTCTTAGTTCCGAGCTGCTCCCGGAACTCGGCCCACGCCCACTGGGTTATCGCCACCTGGTACTCGAACCGGATGTTCTCGCTGTAGTTCCACAGCAGCCACGCTTTCTGATGGTCTTCCAGTGACAGCACCGCGCGGCGCCATGAGGCGGTGACGAACTCAACCGGGCTGACTAACGCGATAGACGATCCCTTGGCGCGGGACTGACCTCCACTCATCGCCGGGCCGTCCGGGTTCACTTTCCGGCCGGTTACCGGATCGGTTATTTTCTTCCGTCCTCGGCTGCGCGCCGTCGCGGTGAACTGCGCGTTCTCGGCGAAAGCTACCAGCTGACCTTTCGTCGCCCCGCTCAGATCTGCGGTCGCCACAATGAGCTGCTGACGTACGTATTCCAGTTGCTGACTGTTCATGCGGCTTCCTTCTGTGGCTGGTTGGTTTTGGTCTGGCTGTGCTTTGCTATTGGCGGCATGCTGGCGCGCTTAACGCTTTCGGCCTGGTACCGGACTATCTGCTCTCTGGTCATTTCCGCTCCTCCATCACCCCAAGGAACGGCCACGACACTAAGCAACAGCACGCCCATATGGCAGTAATGACCAGCTTCTCTTTGAGCATGAAATTCAGGTTGTTTACCCGGCGCCAGACTCTTGCTGCAACCAGCCCAGCACAGAAGGCGTAAACAACCATAGCGGTAACGATTAAAGGACTCATGCTGCCTCCTGCTGTTTCAGTGCTTTGAGCTTGGCGCGATACTCATCGCGGATCCGTATGAAGTCTTCACGGCGGTAGTTGGTCATTTCGTGTGGGCCGTTGAGCCAGTCGACGTATTCCTGGCCGTAACGAGCGACCAGGCCAGCTTCGTATTGCTGCGAGACCGTCGCCTCTTTGGCGGTGTATTTACCCGCTCCGGCATTACACGATTTGCACTGCTTATGGGCGTTGCGCTCTTCAAAGCGCAGTTCAGGATTAGCGCCGACCGTTTTGAAGTGGCCGCAGTCCCACTGGCCGCCATGCAGATCGGGCGGGTTGGTCTCTCCGCAGCTGATACATGGCAAATCGGCATCACGCGCGCGGATGTAGGCGTTGAATGCCTGCTGAGCCTGCGCTTTGTAGTAACCTGCTGGCCGTAGCTCTGCCAGGCGTTCCTTGCGGCGCTTGCGCCCGGTCTTCTCGGCTTCCTTCTGCTCCTTAATGCGCTTAGCTGCGGCTTTCACCTTCTCCTTTTCGCGCTCTTCCATCGCGAGGATTGCGCCATGTTCCGGGCAGCACCAGCGGATCCGAATATCGTGGAATTTCGGCACGAAGTATTCACCGCATACTTTGCACTTACGGCGGGATGGTTTACGCATGGGCGCCACCTTGAACCTGTACCAGTGTGAGGTTTCCGCAGAACACAGCGCCGGTATCGATGTACATCTGGTTTGCATATTTCAGGGGCTGGCGCGCTGGGGTGTGGCCGAAGATAAACAGATCAGCACCGACTATCGGCGATACAATGCCGTCCTGAGCGTCGCTAACCCGCTCGCGGTTCCAGATCACCATTTCTTCTGGTACTGGCTTATCGAATGCGTATTCGTTGTGCGGATAGTCAGCGTGGCATATGACGACCTTCTTATCGCCGGTAACCAGTTCGATGACGAGTGGCAGATCAGCCGTTTTGTGGACCAAAGCCTTAGCCAGCACCTCTTTGTCATAGTCGAGATTGAAGAACCATCCGCCGCCATTTGCCAACCAGTGAACGACGTTTCCAAACTCCGAAAGGCCATCAATCATCATCTGCTCATGGTTTCCGCGCACAGCCCGGAACCACGGCATAGTGATCAGCTCCAGGCACTCGACGTTTTCCGCGCCGCGGTCAACAAGGTCGCCAACCGAGATCAGCAAATCATGCGCCGGGTCGAACGAAACTTTTTCGAGCTCATTCATCAGCAGCGTGTAGCACCCATGCAGATCCCCGACGACGAAGATATTGCGCCAGTCAGCGCCATTAATGCGTTGATACATGCTCATGCGGATTTCCTCCTTGCCGCGAGACGCAGCCATTTCTGATCCACCAGGCGGGCGGTGTAGTCTTTCATAGTCGGGATGTCGGACGGCTTAACCGCGGGCTTACTTTTGCGGCGCGCCGGAACGCGGAAGATTTCATTGGTGATGACGCGGGATAGTGGGCTACTCATTGCGCTCACCCCAGCGTTTTGCCCATTCAATTTCGAGGCGTGATTTTTCGCTGAACTTGACGTTCTGCTGAGTGCCAAACCAGTAGATAGCCTCAATCACCTCTACCATCTGGCGGACAGTCATCTTGCTGGTTCGCTGCCCAAACATCACAACGCCACCATCAAGGCCGGGGGCCATGCGCTGCTCTTGCTTTTTGGACTTGGCAACCATTGCGGTAATCAGGTCTTTCCAGTCGTCAGAATCGTACTTGTTACCAAACCACGTAACCTGGTCGGACAGGTCTTTAAGTAGCGGCCACATTTTTTTGTTCTGATCGAGGGTGCGGGTCATTTCCTTGATATCGAGAACTAATGGGCGCTTGGCGTCCACCGGTAGCTCCCGGATGAAGTTGATAGCGTTTTGCTTGATGGCATCGTTGACGAGGTGGAATTGCTGCTTCATACGCCACCTCCGAGAGGTAACGCAGAATGAAGAAAATCGCAGGTGCATTTCTGCATCTGTGACAAGGTGAGGAGTTCAGATTGTGGTCGCATTTAAGTCCCCTTAAATGCGCAGAAGTCACCAGAGTTGTTCAGGCTCCGGTGACATGATTATGGCGGATTGATTATGAAAAATCAAACATACCTCGAAAATGAGAGCATGACGATGTGATTGCTATTTTTTGATAATCTTATCAGCTAAATTGGCCAAAGCCTCCATCCCATCGAACATTGAGGGGATATTGTTTTCATTTGCCTGTATTGGACTAAATATTACAGAGTCGAAGCTATCAAGAACTTTTCTCACATTCGTATTATGCTCTTTCCTATATTTGACATAATTATCAATAAAGGAACAAAGGCTGAGTTTTAAATCTATCTGTAAAAGTTGCGCACGCAATGACTTTGCTTCTAAATAAGACAATCTGAAAAAATAGAGCATAACCATTTCCATGGTAACAAAAGGTAAAAGTACTTGTAACACATTATACCCTTGCGGAACTTTCTCAGGAAGGAATACATGAATTAAAAGTATTATTAAAGGGCATATAAACATGCACCCAAACAAATTTTTATAAGCCACTTCCGAACTTCTTAATTCTTCTTCTTTCTTATCTTTTATCTGACTAAATCCTGAGCTTAGACCTACGAAATTATATTTTGTTCTGAGTTTAGAAACCCTCTCCTCAAGGGCTTGTACCTCCTCTAATGACTTGCCAACATCATTAGCCAATTTTTTTACTTCCTCCGCATCTTTTTTGATAGCGTGAACAATCGTGTTAAACCTTTCACTTATCGATGATAAAGACTCCTTTGTAAGAGTTTCTATCCGAACTTTACTTTCTGCATCTCTTATGACTTCAGATTTGATTGAAGCTTCTTTATATTCATTATAATTCGCAAGGAAATCTTTAGCCTCCATAAATCGTTTACTTGTTAACACCCACTTCATAAGAGCATACGGCATCTTCTCTTTAATCCATAAGAGATTCTTTTCATTTTGTGCTGAGTGGATATAATATTGAACGAGTTTGTCAATTTCTTTATCACTAATCAGATGTGATAAATTACCTGTCCAGAAATAATACTCATATAAAACCTCGACAAGTCTAGAAACAAACAAGAATTTATCATCCATAAAATCTTGTACTGTGAAATAAAAACCCAATGCATTATTACCTTGACAGTATTGCGTATTATCATCCAACGACACACTACTATTTTCCACCAAACTATAAAACTCGCGCCAGAGAGCCAACAATTTCCCAGAAAAAAACTCACCACCGCCAACATCACTATTGTATTTTCCGGAATCATAATTTCTCTGATCTGGAACATTTATTAATAGGTAGCTGTTCGTTTTCTTCAAGTCACTAATAACTTCATTTTGTATATAGAGTCCCATAATCCCTCAAAATTTAGTAAATAAATTGCGCTGTAATTTATCCAATTCTAAATCAATGGAATAGGTTATGGAAGTTCTTACCCATCTCTGTGGTGAAGGTTTTCGCTCATCAGTAGCTACAGCTCAGACTGGCATCTTCCAAAGTCAATGATTAATCTTAGATGTTGCTCATTGGGCTGCTCCTTCTGTGCGATACATCATGATTGTCAGATCGCCCTTAGTCGCCAGGCGCACCGTTGTTCCTGGTTCTATGCTGGACAAGTCAAACGCATCGTAAAATTCGTTTACTGCCTTCTGTCTACGAGATAGTTTTCTGCGCTTCTCCCACTGCTTTAGCGCAAGAGAGATAAACCACTGTCCCGTTTTGAACATGATGAATAACCACCCCATCAGGGCTAAACCAGTGTTAAGAATGTCCAGAATGCTCATGACTGCACTCCTTTTTTCTTCTTGTTGTATACGGCCAAGCTCAGAGCATCGAGCTTGTCACGGCCTGCTTTGTCGTACATGTGGATGCCATCGCTACAGGCGTGCTCCTTCTTAACCTGCTCTTCGAGAGCGCTTATCTCGTCGTATGAAAGAGTTGCCAGCTTGAGGCGATTCCAGCCAAAGTCACGGATGCGTGTCATACCCCTACCCTCCCCCAAACCATCAATACCCTTCTCATCGCCGGACTGTTGCGGCACTCCTGGCAGATCACGTTTGCCTCTGTGCGCTGCACCAGCTTCGAATTTCCCTTCGGCATGGCCGGTATGGTTTCCGGTGCGTATTTCATTCCGTAGCTGGTCAGCCGATACAGCCGCTGGCCGTGCTTGCCTTCGAATTCGATCAGGCCGTCTGCAAACAACGTGCTTAGCGGGCCGGAAATCTTTTTGGTGGTCATGCCGATCATGTTGGCAATACGAGCACTGTTCAGGCCCGGGTTATTACGCAGTGCAGCTAGCACCTGCTCACGGATTGTTATGGTCATCTCACACCATCCCGTTCGACTTGTTGCGGTTGTACTTCGCCTGAAGCAGTTGGATAGGCGTCGGCCCATGCTCGGCAGCCGGTGCTGCAATCGCCCGGCGTACCGGCGGTACTGGCTTACCCTCGGTGACCCGCTTCTCCCACACGTTCAGCAGATCGCCCGCCTCGCGTGCCAGTTCACCATGAGTCAACTGGCGCTCTGTGCTGCGATGACGCAGTTCAACGCAGATGTGGTACATGACCGGCTGCGACCAGGGGAAATGCTCACTGGAGGTGAATTCAAACGAACGGTTACGCCAGTCCCAGTATTCGGCGATCACCTGGTCAACGTTGACGCCCAGCACCCCGCCGCTCTGTTTGCACCAGGCGACGAACTGGCCCGGCGACGGCAGGAATGGGCGCTCCTGGCGGCGGGCAATGCGCATACCGGCATCTACTTGCGCCATTGATTGGATCCCGTTCTCCTGAAACGCCAGCAGCCACTGACGGCGGAATTCGTTCAGGTCGTCCTGGGTGCGGAAGTTCGCCATGCTGGCCGGGAACGCAGCACGCAGCTGGTTGAACAGTCCGTTGAATACCTGCGCCACCTGCTCGACCGGGGCGCGCTCCTGGTACTGCTCTGGCAGGTTATGGGCCATACGGCTCATCTGCTCGCGGTCGTGGTTACGCATCTGCTCTGCAAGAGATTTCATCGGATCACCCCATAAGCCCAGTCAGTGTTGTTGAAGTCCAGATCCTGCTTGGCGGCGCGCTGCTCACCACTAGCATTGCGCTGTAATGTCAGCTTGTCCCACTGCTTGCGCAGGCTTTCCGGGCTCAGGATGTTGGTCTGCCAGAAGTGGTGTTTGCTTGCCCAGTCGTACAGCGCGCAGATGTCCTGGTGCGACCGGTTGTCTATCTGGCGCATCAGGCGAACGGTGTTAGACCAGGAGGTCATGTCCGGGGCTTTGCAGGTTGGGTTAATCTGCTTCACCCTGGCAGATATCCACTGGGCGGTTTTGAGGTCTTCAGCCGATCCCCACTTCGCACCGGATGGGGTATAAACCGTAGCTTCAGGATGAGCTGATAAAAATTTCTTACGACGAGCGTCAGAGGATTCGTCAGAATTCTCGGACGAAGATCTTTTAATACTGTTCTTGTTCTTGTATTGGGTGTCTACCGTTTTCGGGAAGGTTATTCCTGATTTCGGGAAGGATTTTCCCGTTTTCGGGAATTTTCTTCCCGTTTTCGGTTTGTCTAAAATCCAGGCTGAAAGGTCAGTGTTTACACCGACGATTTTCATCATGCCCTGCTTCTGTGAAAAGATGATTTTACGTTCTGCGAGAGACTTAAGCGCATCCGATACATGCGTATCGCTCAGGCCCGTAAGCTCAGCAATAACCGTATTTGTCACGCGGTCCTGTTTCTTGTTCCAGCCGTAGGTAAGCCAGATCACCGCCTCAAAACATTGCCATTCCCGGCCTGACAGTCTCAGGCGAGGCTTAAGCTGTTGGATCTCGTTGGCGACCTTGGTATACCCGTTCGACAGGTCGGCCATACGACCTCCCGGTTGTTCGGTTTTGTTTGGGAAATTGATAATTTCAGCGGTGTTTGACATACTTACTCCTGCAAAGAGTCCAAACGATTTGCACCTGAAAGTCGGTTCTGTTCGCGCAGACCGGCTTTCGCCATTTCTGTAGTTCTCACATAACCCCCAGCATCGACGTAACCATGGCCATCAGCGGCGCGGTCAGGTCCGGGTCGACACGGAACATCTCTACAATCCCTTCACTGAGTTCCTTGAGCTTTTGGTGACGCGGGGCATTCATCGCAACGGCAACTTTCGCCTCGCTCGTTTCCTTCTCAAGTCTTGCTAAGCGGGACATGAAACTGTCCTCTGGAAGAAGTCGATGGCGGTACTCCAGAGGCAGGACGGCCATGATTGCGGGCGTCAGATGGCGCACGTTCTCGCGGTACTGTTCAGAGTCGAAACGGTTATCCAGAAAGCGGAACAGCTTCTGGCGGGCTCGGCTAATGTCTTCCGGGAAGCTGATGGCGGTCCCGCCCTGCTCCCGGTATTCGTTGATGATCAACGCCGAAACGACGTCCTGATTGTCCAGCGCCGACGACCATGCCCGGACCGCATCGCGGATCTTTTCGTGGTCTGGCGCCGCTTTAGCTTGAGCGCGGTTTATCATCGCTCCCGGGTGTATTCCGGTATTGTGTTGATACGCAAGTGAATGCATTGCTTTCCCTTTCGTGGTTAGGGCCGCCTTTAAGCGGCTGTGTTATTCGCCCCAAGCAGCTGGGCGAGATCTGGACGGATATCTGCTGGTTTGAGCTTGCCGTTAGTTGCATTGACAATCTTCATTACGTAGCGGGCATCGATGCCGCCACCGTGCAACCAGCGCCATACCGTCGGCTGCGCCACACCGCAAAGGTCGGCTAATTTCTTCTGGCTACCAGCGATATCAATGGCGCGCTGGATGGTTTTGTTCGTCATATTCCAATTCCTATGAGTATTGGTGTGAATTGATAATAGCAATTCGTATTGGTTTAGGCAATAGCTAAACGTGTTTTGACCATCAATACGCAAGCGTATAAATTTAAACTCATGAAAAAAGAAACTCTTGCAGAACGCCTGAATCAGGCGATGGAACTATCAGGCATGTCTCAGGGCGCCCTGGCTAAGGCGTCTGGCGTTGCTCAGCCCACCATCTGGCGGCTGACCAGTGGCAATGCCCGCGGCTCAACTAAAATCGTTGAGATTGCCAACGCGCTTGGCGTTCGCTCCGAGTGGCTTTCAACCGGAGTTGGCCCGATGCGTGACGATGGTCAAATGCCCGCAATTTCTCAGCCAAAAACCGAGCCGGGACCTACTGACACTTTCCGCATTGTAGCGCTAGACTTTTACGTAAGCGCTGGGCCAGGAGCCATCAACAGCGAGTTTGTAGAGGTGCTACGATCCGTGGAATATTCAGTCGAAGATGCCCGCCGGATGTTCAACGGCAGGAAGGCGGAGCAGATCAGAATCATCAATGTTCGCGGTGATAGCATGTCCGGGACCATCGAGCCAGGCGACTTACTATTCGTCGACATCAGCGTCCAGCACTTTGATGGCGATGGGATTTACGCCTTCATCTACGACGACACCTCGCACGTTAAACGCCTCCAAAAGATGAAAGATAAGCTTCTGGTCATTTCAGATAACCAGACTTACCGTCCATGGGATCCGATTGAAAAAGAAGAAATGAACAGGATACTGGTGTTCGGTAAAGTGATTGGCAGCATGCCTCAAACATACAGAAAACACGGTTAAAATTTTTGCCTAACGGCTTTTCACAGCAAGGATTATCATGAAAAAGTTGGTTATTGCAGCGACAGCAGCTGCGCTTCTCTCTGGGTGCATGTCCATTCCTAAACCAGTAAACCTCCCGCCGTTCCCACAGGCCTAGTATGACAAGTTGAAGCTTGATGGATCAGAGAAACTGACTGGTCAGGCATTCCTCAAGACAATGGGCGGAGACGTAAAAGTAGCGGCCGGCAGCCAGGTGATCCTGATGCCAAAAACCTCTTATACCGATTTCCAGTTCACCACCTGCATGGGGCTGACCCGCTGCGACAAAGAAGATATGCGCGCTGCGAAGTATGAGAAAGTCACCATTGCTGATGCCCAGGGTAAGTTTGAGTTCGATAACATTGCCCCTGGCGAATATTACGTTCAAACCACCGTTACCTGGATGCGTCCATCCACTTACGGGTTGGTGACTGAAGGCGGCGCGCTGATGTCCCCTGCGTCAGTAAAAGCAGGACAGAACAATACAGTTATGGTTACCCGCTAAATTTCTCAGTTCAGAAGAACCCAGCCTTAGCGCTGGGTTTTTTATTGCCTGCAGCTAGCCCTCCCATCACAGCAAGCCCCATCCCACTTAAAACACGATCCGAATCTCATTCACTCGAAAAAATATCAAAATAAATTCCTTTAGCTATCAACGCATTAATAGCAATTGCTATTATTTAATATCAATACGTATTGTTATAAACAATACTCATCGCTATTATCAACTCATCGAAACGAAACATCGACAGCTGAGCGAAGTTAGCCAGCGGCGGACAACAAGTCGCCTGCTTTTTAACAACATGCAAAGTCGGAACAGCACTCGGTAATCCTGTTTAGACCCCAACGTAAAAATTCGGCGCAGCACCGGGCGCGATCCGGTCGGTGTGAGGCTACCCCCTCGCGAGAGCGATAAAGGCGTGGGAACGGGAAACACTGGCGGGATGAGAGGTGCGAAGCGCAAACAGATTTATTCCAGTCCATTCGAAGCTGAGTGGGCTGGGCTGAATCACAGAATCTTTCACGCCCGATTGGGCATCACGTTCAAATGGCTAGCCGCTGCCACCCTTTTTGACGCGGCGCACCGTATCGGAGGAGTTATGTAACAGGTAACAGTGACGACTGAAAACCAACATTCAGCCCCGGATTAAGCCGGGGCACACAGTGGAATGTTTTGGGCTGGCAGACGGTTATCAGCTAGTTGGCGAGGTAATGGCTCACCAAGGCGACGACGGCCCTCCCTGCTGCTTGAAAGTGGGGAGCCAGCACCAAAGCATTTCTCCCGCATCAGCGGGTAACGACGGAGGGTAAGGTTATGGGATCTGGCGACATAAGCTTCAAGGAAAATCATCGCCTTAGCATTAAGGTTGATGAGTTTATTTCCATAATTCCCACGTTTCGTACCAAAAAAGAAGCTATCAGTGCTGGCTCAAAATTCGGTTGGTCCTCAGCTTTTTGCATCGAGCGCAGATTCGAAAAGGTATGGGCTGTGGGAACAAAGGATTTTCAGAACGATTATGTTGGAAAGGTTACGTTTGAGGTGTTTCGTCTACCTCTTTTGAAATGGGAAAAGGTAGACGGAATTATGCGATGCCCGGTCCTTTCTATTCGCAGATATAAAGCCGCCTAACCAGCGGCTTTTTTCATACCTCACCGTTCTCAATGAGTGCGGTTAGTTATGACAACCGGCGGCCATCCACCGCCCATTGAAACACTGAATAAATGCGTTGAAGTCTTGTATTAACCGTTCCGTTCGCCGCGATAAGGCCAAGAGGATTTATGACAGTCACCCACAACGGCAAGCAGTACACAGCCAAAAAGCTCAACGATAACGAGTGGCAACTGACGTCGGTATCTAAACCGCGTGACAAGCTGACGCTGAACCGCTGGCAGATGCATATCGCTGGCCTCCTGAAACAGGTTGAGGTGAAGGCATGATCAACCACTACGGAACCACCCCGCTCATTCGCCAGTGCGTCACGCCCGGCATGATGGCAATGCATGAAGGCCGAACCTATCGAGTCTCAGCGGTCATTCAGGAGCGCAAATGGGTGTACCTGCACACCGACGCAGAAATCATCCGCCTCAGTGACTGTGTGATTGACGTCCTTCTGGACGGTCACGGCAACCCTATCCAGCACTAACCACCCTATTCAACCGATCGGCCTGGCTTCTGCGGGCGGGATCTGCACATCCAAATTTCAGGAGTTCAGCCATGAACGCATACCTCACTTACGACCGAATCGAAGATCGGCGCTGGGCTGAGCAGCAGCTCGACGACGAGAAGGAGAAGTGGATCGACGACAGGGCGCAGCAAATCATCGACATGATGCCAAAAGAGCCGTCCGGCCTATTCCACTTCTCCGTACCTATTGACTCCAGCCCATACGAAGGACTTCGCAGCGATAAAGCTGGCGAGGCCTATAAAGATTTCATTTCGGCAGTTGCTTACGCCCAGGCGGAATACGACTGGGAACACCGTACCGGCTGCCCGTTTTAAGGAGAGAGTTAATGGCCCGCAGAAATTTACTCCACAAATCGAAATTAGCCGACTTTAAGGAGTGGCTCTCGATGAACGGAATTCAGTGGAGAGATGGGAAAGGTAGTTACCAGGTGATCCAGGTGAATACGGGATGCGGTTGGACACCGATTTATGACAGCAGCAAAGAGCGACGCGAGCATTTCACCATTCAGGATGCTCTCAGGCCTTTGGTAAACAGATTCATCAGAGAGGCTGCAAAATGACAGATTCAAAAACACATTACCGCAAGGCATTTGACTCCCCTTACCTGAGCAGCGCCGACATCGTTGAGCCAACGGTGCTGACGATCGCCCGCGCAACGTTAGAAAACGACAAAACAAAAAAATCCAAAGACGTTTTTAACACTGCTTATTTTGAAGAGCGCGAGCTGCGCCCTGGCGAAAAGCTTAAGCCAATGATTCTGAATGCCACGAACAGCAAGATGCTGAAAAGCATTACCGGCTCGCCATTCCTTGAAGATTGGGTTGGCGTAAAGGTCACTGTCTACGTCGATAAAAATGTCCGGTTCGGAAAGGAATCAGTTGAAGGTCTCCGCTTAAGCCCGGCGCGCGTCACAAAGCCAGTGCTTTCGCCGGATAAAACGCAGGCATGGAATAACGCTAAAGCAGCTTTCAAGCGCGACGGAAACCTTGATGCAGTGCTGGCGAGAATGGACATTTCTCCAGAACATCGCCGCCAGCTTGAGCAGGAGTGTTCATCATGATCTGGCACGACGTCGAGCAAAACGGTGAAGAGTGGGACGCTCTTCGCCTGGGTAAGGCCACCGCTTCAAACTTCGGACTGATTATGGCTAACGATGGAAAGGCGTTTGGTGAGCCAGCCAGGCGTTATGCCCTTCAGTTGGCTCTTGAGCAGATTAAGGGTTGCAAGTCTGAGTTTGGCTTCTCAAACGACCACATGGAGCGCGGGCACGAGCAGGAGCCAATTGCCCGCATGCTGTACGAAGAGATGAACTTCGTCGACGTGGATAACGGCGGGTTCTTTGATCACGAAACGTACGGTGACAGCCCAGACGGACTCGTTGGCCAGGACGGGCTCGTTGAGATTAAGTCGGTCATTGCCGCCACTCACTACTCCACCCTCACCCGCGGCTCCTTCGACCCTGCATACAGATGGCAACTGGTCGGTCACCTTGATTGCTCTGGCAGGGATTGGGTGGACTTCATCAGCTACTGCTCAGACTTCCCGGACGGTAAACAGCTCATCGTCTATCGCCTTACAGCTGCTGAATGTGAAACAGAAATAGCCCGGCTTCGCGCGCGCCGAAAAGACTTCCTCGAACTTGTTGCGGACACGAAGCGCCGCATTCTGGAGCTCGAATGAAACGCACACCATTTTACCGCAGGCCCGGGCGAACCGGGCAATTCTCCGGCCTCCGTGAGCGTGTTATCTGGATGATTCAGACGCGCGGCCGCCCGGTAGCGGGCAGCGAAATCGCCGAGAAGTTCGGCGTAACGCTCATCGAGTTCAACCGGGTCGCCAACGGCATCACCCGCGGCTCCGGACAGATAGCTCAGATCGTTGAGTCGGAAAAATGGATTAACGAGGACGGCATCTGCGACCGGAAATTTAGCCTGGCCAGCAAGCCAAAGTTCGTAACGCCGCAAGGCAAATCACGCCTGTTCACCCGGCGCGCCATTGAGCAATCGCAGGAAGGCAGGCGGCAGGAGTGCATTGAACGTGCAGAACGACGGAGCCGCCTGATTGCTCAGGGCCTCTACATCGACGAAATGGAGTCAGTGCTATGAAAGCGTGGTCACTCGAAGAGCTGGCGCTGCTGTGGCGACACTCAAACGCTGAAGTCGCAGAGATTACCGACCGCAGCATTGAAGAGGTCGGAGATAAGCGGCTGCAAACCAATATTGAGCGTAATGGCTGGGATGTTAACGATCCGGAGCGGGAGGGTGCATGATTCATTTTCACGGCGGACCAATAACCCCTGATACATGCGCACTGAAGGCATGGAAAGGCCGTCATGCATTTATCAGCTTCGCTAACCCTGGGCAACTTAAGCTTGCCAGTGAGGTAACTCAATCTTTCGCACTTGATAACGGAGCCTTCAGCTTCTGGGATAAGGGCCAGCCTGTTAACTGGTACGACTATTACGAATTAGTTAAGGAGTGGATGAATCACCCTCGTTTCGCATTTGCAGTTATCCCTGATGTTATCGGTGGAACCAGCGAAGAGAACGATGCGCTTATAGCTGAATGGCCACACGGTAAATTCGTCGGTGCGCCTGTCTGGCATATGAGCGAACCCGACGAGCGTTTCATTCGTCTTTGCCATGAGTTTCCTCGTGTTTGCATAGGTTCAATGGGTGAATACGATGCAAAGCGACCGCGCGCCTGTAGGGCAAAATTGCGAGACCTTATCCGGCACGTAGTCGATTCAAATGGCTATCCGATTACCAAGCTCCATGGCCTTCGCATGCTGAATAAAGACATTTTTACTCACATACCCCTTTCATCAGCTGACAGCACAAACGTTGCGCGCAATATCGGTATTGATAAGGCATGGGATAAATCAGCCTATGCGCCAGCCAGCAAAGAAACACGCGCTGCGGTGCTGGTAGAGCGCATTGAAGCCTTTAACTCTGCAAGTTCGCTGAATTACGACGCAGAACACGATCGGTTCACACCACAACTTGCTTTCGAGGTTTGACACCATGACCTATCAACTACACGTCGGGCGTTGCGAGAACGTCCTGAAAACGCTACCGGATAACTCAGTTGACGCCATCGTGACGGATCCCCCGTACGGTCTAAGTTTCATGAACCACAAATGGGATTACGACGTCCCCACCGTTGAGCAGTGGCAGGAATGCCTGCGCGTTCTCAAACCTGGCGGGCATCTTCTGGCGTTTGGCGGTTCCCGCACATATCACCGACTTGTCGTTAACGTTGAGGATGCTGGTTTCGAAATCAGGGACCAAATCCTCTGGATTTACGGAAGCGGCTTCCCCAAGTCGCATAACCTCGATGGTGATTTTGATGGTTGGGGAACGGCTCTGAAGCCTGCGCACGAACCGATAGTCATGGCGCGCAAACCTTTCAAAAAAACGGTGTCGGCGAATATGGCCGAGCATGGTACCGGTGCAATCAATATTGATGCCTGCCGCATCCCTACCGACGAGGCGCTAAATGGCGGTGCTGGCGGCCTGCTTTCACACCAGCGTGACGGTACCGAACCTGTTGCTGCTTACGAGCAGGCACCAGAGGGGCGCTGGCCGGCAAACATCATTCACGACGGAAGTGATGTTGTCGTGTCAGCGTTCCCGGATGCGAAAGGCCAGCAAGGGGATTTAAAGGAAACTGGACGCGCACGTCCATCACAGGGTCGATATGGAGATATGGCACCGCCAAAGGCGCATGTTGCCAGGGTAGAAAGTGAAAAAAGCGCCGCCCGGTTCTTCTACTGCGCCAAGGTCAAACCGAAAGAGCGCGACGAAGGACTCGAGAGATTTATTGCGACGTCAGCCAGCGAAATGACCGGCGGACGCAAGGAAGGAAGCGTCGGCATTAACGATCCGCGCGCCGGTGCCGGGCGTACCAGTGGTGCGAAGAATAATCACCCCACCGTTAAGCCGATCGCCCTGATGAGCTATCTATGCAGGCTGATTACTCCGCTTGGCGGTACCGTGCTTGATCCGTGGATGGGAAGCGGGAGCACTGGCCGGGCGGCTATCGAGGAAGGTTTCAACTTCATCGGCATCGACCTGAACCCGGATTACGTGACCATTGCTTCTGCGCGAATTGCTCACTCCCTCAAAAAGACGACGGAGGCCGCATGACGCCAGAAACAGACAACGCCATCCGCGCCGCCTGCCGCCGCTGCACCGAAGAAATCCAACAGGCCATGCGCACCAAGCCAAAGCCTAACTGGAACGAAACGGTGCCTCCCATCATCAACAAGCATCACAAGAAAATTGAAGCTCTTGGAGTTAGCCTCCTGGAGTTCGTCGTCAAAACTGGCCGCCTTAACGGGCGGTTTGGAGCCGAACAATGACAACAAAATTCCCCGGGTCGCTAAGTCGGCCCTTTTTATTGCTGGCGTTCACCTTCAACCGAATTAACCGACAGTTCCGGGAGAATTGACCATGGCAGACATCATCGATACCGCAGCAGAAATTGAAGAGTTTCAGCGTAACGCTGCCCTTTCCGCTCACCGCATCGACCGCAACGCCGTATCAGCTGAGCATTGTGAAGAATGCGACGAACCAATTCCCGAGCCGCGGCGCGCTGCCGTTCCCGGCTGCCAGACGTGCGCAGAGTGCCAGGGCGTGATCGAATTAAGAAACAAGCAGAGGGGGATCCAGTGAAAGAGCGCGGAATGATTTTTAACGGGGAGATGGTTCGTGCCATCCTCGACGGCGGCAAGACGCAGACGCGGCGGCCAGTGAAGGTCCCACACATTGATAGAGATGCAATGTGCGAATTATCTGGCAATGAATTGGCTGGTGAGTTATCGGCGGGAAATTACAGAAACAGCCCACACGGTAAACCAGGTGATCGTATCTGGGTGCGGGAGACTTGGGCACGCTACAACATCGACCAGGATAGCCACGATATGGCTTACCGAGCTACGCCACCTGCAGACTGGCCGGAAGAAGGAAGATGGCGTCCATCAATTCACATGCCGCGCTGGGCCAGTCGCCTAATGCTGGATATTACCGGTGTGCGAGTTGAGCGATTGCAGGCCATTACCCTTGGGGATATCTGTAAAGAAATCGGCTGTGGTCTTTACGACTTCCGCCCTGCCAGTTATGGCTTTCAGGTGTGGGAAGATCTGTGGAAGTCCATCTACGGCGAAGAAAACTGGCACGCCAACCCCTGGGTCTGGGTAATCGAATTTAAGGTGGTACCCAATGTTCCAGCTAATTCAACGGGGTCAGATTTACGCTGACCAGCACGGTTGGCCCGTCATCATCCACAGTTGCACATCACAGATAGTTCGCTACTGGAGACAGGGCCGGATCAACACCGCTTCAATCGACCGTTTTAACAATGATTTTGAGCACCTCGATCACCGTGAGGCAACACAGATACGCGCCGAACTGGAGACGAGCGAGCACATTAAATCGCTGCGCGACCAGCGTGCGGCATGAGGAGAGAGCGTGAAACCTTACGAATCGAAGAAATCACAGTTCACCAGAAACCTGATCCGGCGGCGCCACACTGAATGGTCAGAAAAGACCTTCGGTAATGTCGGCCCCATCGGACCGCTGAAGCACCTTTCGAAAGAGGCGCTGGAAGCTGCCGCCGATCCTGGCGACCTCAGCGAGTGGGCTGATATGCAGTTCCTGCTTTGGGACGCGCAGCGGCGCGCCGGTATCACAGATGAGCAAATCACCGCGGCGCTGGAAGAAAAACTAAAGGTGAACATGACCCGCCACTGGCCGGAACCGAAAGACGGTGAGCCGCGTCTTCACATCAAACCATGACGCAACTGATAGCCAGTTATGAGCTGGCTATTGGGTGCGAAAGCACTGCTCCGTTATCCCTTTTGCCCGGTACGCCGGGCTTTTTTTTACCTGATTTCGATTAATCAACACGTCAACGCAGCCTCGCATATAATGCCAGGTGGCTAAGGAGTTCTCATGGCTAAGCTTCTCAATTTGCAGGAATGGGCTGCTGAGGTCTACACGACTCCACCCTCCCTTTCTACTCTGCGTCGATGGACGCGGGAGGGGCGAATTTATCCCGCGCCAGAGCTGCACGGAAAGGAATATAAGGTTCAGCCTGACGCTATCTACGTGGATCCGCGCAAGAAGAACCTGCGCGCTAAACCGAAACACACCAAACTGCCGTCCGGCGGCACCTTACTGGAGAGACTGACTCATGGCGAAAAGGCCAGTACGTTACGACGCTAACCTGCCACGTAACCTGACCTATCGTAAAAGAGACAGACTTTACAGCTGGCGCAATCCGGTGACCGGGCAGGAGATATCTCTTGGCCGAATTGATCGCAAGGACGCTGTTGCCCAGGCCATTGAGGCCAACAACTACATCGACCAGAATTACCTTCCCTCTTCTCTCCTGGATCGCATAAAAGACGTGCCCACTTTCACAGTGGCTGCATGGCTGGAGCGTTACGAGGTGATTCTCGAGCGGCGCGAGCTGAAACCAAACACGATGAAGGTCAGGCGAAACCAGATCGCCACCATTAAGGAAGAGTTCGGCAAAATTCCCCTCGCTTCTGTCACGACAAAGGACATCGCCTCATTCCTTGAAGCGTACATTCTCTGCGATAAAAAGAGCATGGCTTCCGGGCTCAGGTCTGTGCTGATGGACATCTTCAGGGAGGCGATTGTGGAAGGACATGTCGACAGGAACCCGGCAGAACCGACGCGAACGCCGACACCGAAAGTTAAGCGAGAACGCTTGCTGCTCGAACAATTCACGGTCATCCGCCAGGCAGCGTTAACTCATTCTGAATGGGCGCCAAACGCATGCGATCTGGCACTGGTCACCGGCCAGCGGCGGGAAGATATCTCACTGTTCAGGTTCAGTGACATTAAAGATGGGAGGCTTTTCGTTACGCAGGAGAAAACAGGTCACAAACTGGCACTTCCCCTTGATTTGAGGCTGGACGTCGCCGGGCTTGTGTTGCAGGATGTCATTGATCGATGCCGGGTGAACAACCCTTCCGACTTCATGCTTTACTCTCCGGTCCGCCGCGGGGGAAGAAAGCCGGGGCCGCTAACTCCTGACGGACTCACACAGGCCTTTGCAGAGATAAGGGATTCGACCGGGTTAAAATTCGGACCTAACCCACCTCCTTTCCATGAGATCAGAAGTCTGGCGAGCAGGCTCTATGAAAAGGAGCGCGGGGAGGAATTTTCTCAGCGCTTACTCGGCCACAAAAATTTAACAATGACCAAAAAATACCTGGACGCACGCGGTGCGGAGTATGTTATGGTTTAGACAGGATATGGAATATTCGAGTAATTTTCGGGGGATTTCGTGTTAATACCGAAAAAACCTTTGAAAAACAAATATATAAAAAGAGACCGAATACGATTCCTGTATTCGGTCCAGGGAAATGGCTCTTGGGAGAGAGCCGTGCGCTAAAAGTTGGCATTAATGCAGGCTCAATCGCCTTGCCCTTTAAGAATAGATGACGACGTCAGGTTTTCCAGTCCACAGTAAAAGTGGTCTGAAAAAAAGCGTCAGAACATCACTAAATGTGAAAAACCGCAGAGCTTTTACAAGCACCTGCGGTTTTTTTTTACTGGAAACCTGACGGCTAGCAGAGCTTTTCAGCGCGCTCAATAAACGGTGCCAGACTTTTCTTCTGCCCGGGGTTTGCCGGGTCATCCACCTGGATCACGCTGACAGGCTGTCCGTTACTTTTCCCGCTGGCCACCTGCTGCTCCGCTACGTCATTTAACGGATACTGCACGAGCGTACTGGGATTGATGACATACAGCGCGTTACCGGGACGGCAGGTGAGCATGACCTCTTCACGATTAAATGCCCAGTTGTCCTTGCCCACTTCAAACCGGCTGACGGTGATGACCTGCGGCGCGGCCAGCGCACTGCTGGCACAGGTGAGAAGTAAAAGAGAAAGCAGTGTCTTTTTCAT